ATGCCCGCCACCAACCGCCCTGTCCGCGTCATCGGACGCCAGCCCTACGCCCGCATTCCGTTCGCGCACCTAGCCGACGTCGAGACCGGCGAACGGTTGGCGCTCGAGCGCGACCTGCGGGACGCCCCTACCCCCATCTCAGGCGGCATGCGGAAAGCGCTGGGGAAGGAACTCGGCAAGCAGAACTACCTGCGCTACCGCCCGCCCCGGCGCTACCGCGAGCCGGATGATCTGCGGCGACCCTATGGCCTGCTGGAGGCGGTCTGTGGATCCTGCCGGCATGTCATGTATTTCGACGATGTGGAGAATGGTTCGGCCATCCGCTGCGACCGGTGCAAGCGGCCGCTGCTCTGAGATGGCTGAGGACTGGAACCGCCGTTTCGACGACACGATCCTGACGCCGGAAGGCGGCAAGATCAGGACGCTTGACGATGCCAGGCGCTACCTCGTGACGTTCCCGGTCCCAAGACAGCCGCACAAAAAGGAACTGCTCGCCACCGCGCTGCGGACCGTGCTGGGCGCAGCAAACGGGACCGACCTGATGATGCACGCGCGCATCGCGGTCGGGCGCTGGGTACATCGGGACGCGCCGCCGAAGGAATTCGACCTGACGCGCAAATCGCCGTCATTCAGAAAACACAAATTGAAGCGCGATCAATGACGGGAACGAAACCGTGTCGCTGCGCTTGAATAATCCGTGTTCTGTTGCGTAGGAGTTTTCCCCATGCCGAAAGACGACGGCTCGGATACCATTTGGTATTATGAGAACGGCGACCAATTCGAGATATTCAAAACGGAAGATGAGGGGCACGCCTGGATCGAGAAAAACGACCCGGAAGGCGTGCTTTGGAAAGGCAAGCGCAGCGCGCTACGTCCGGCCGGGAGTGCGGACCGATACGGCGTGCCGGTCGCGACACCCTAAATCACGACCTCCGGTAACGGCTTCAAGAACGCGTCGGATCAATCCACTCAATACCAAAGCGCTCGCGGACCTTCAGCCAAAACTCACGCGCCCGCGAATATTCAACTGCCTTGAAATCTACCGACAGCGCCTCGAACGGCACGTCAACAGACGCCGCACCGCGCCGCAGCACTCGCTCAGAAAAGGATTCGTATGACTCACACTCGGGCATTGGGTGAATCTAGCGGAAGAACGGCCGCCGGTCTAGAATGGAATATCGTTCAACTCCGACCGATACGCCGCCACGGCCGGGACCGCGCGGATGCCGCGCCGGTTGGCCATGTTTTCCTTGTTGGTGAGCCAGCGCAGCTGCGGCAGCCCGTGATCATTCTCGCGGCGGTTATCGAGGCTGTCGCCGTTCTCATGATCCACGAAGTGTTTGTCTGACGGCCGCTCCAAGCCCATCCGCTCTGTGATGATCACACGATGCATCAGGAGCGTGACGTTGCGGTCGCCATCCCGCACAGATCGCCGCGCGTAGACTAGGCCGCCATGTCGCGGATGCGACACGGCGTAGGTCCATGGCCACTGCATCAGGAAGTCGCGATCTTCCCAGCTTACCTTGACGACGTATTGCGTGCGGCAGCCGACGGTGATCGTCGCGTGGGGCAGCATCAAAATTCGTCGACAGCCTTCGGTGCATCGATCGCCGGGCTCTCCGTCACGCCATACTCCCCGGCATGAAGCAGCGGATAGTGATGCCTTCGAAACTCTGCAGCGTGCCGTTGGAACTGAACGTGCCGCGCATCGGCCAAACCATCGTCCGGCCGGCGCGGTTCGGCTCGGTGATCACCGCATCGTCCGGGACGTCGATCCACTCGCCTTCGAGGCGCACCTGGTATTTCCCGTCACGGGTCCGCCAGTCGACGTCTGCGAGCGCCGTGCCGTCGGCATCCGAGCAGCATGGACCGTTCTTGCTTTTCAGGGAATCAAACCACGGCTTCAGCGGGGATCCTGCGTAGCGGCCGTCGAGATCGCGGGCATGAGCGAGGCTGCAGAACAACGCCAAGCTGAGAGCAAGCCATTTCATCGGCGTTTTTCCTTGTGCCATTTCCACCATTCGGAGACGCCGGCCGCGACCGCGAGGATCGCAACCACGATCAGGAACGCGGTCAGCCATTGCAGCCAATGAGCGAAGGTCAATGCGATCTCGGTATCTGCGCGATGCTGTTTTTCAGGTCACGCATGTCTTCGCGGTATTCGGCGCGGAAGTCGTCGAAGTCGCCCTTGGCAACAAAGCCTTTGACCGTCTCGAGCTCGACGTCGTTGATCTTCTGGCGCAGGCCTTTGAGCGTTTCGTCGAAAGCTTCCGTTGCGCGATCGACCTTTTCTTCGAATCGTTTCTCGCATTCGGAGATGCTTCTCTGAAAATGCAGCTTGAGCCGTCCCTCGATCTGCGCGACGCGCCACACGCCCGCAAGCAGGCCGCCGAGCGCGCCGGCCATCACGGAAATCACTGCGATGGCGAGATGAATCCATTCGAACATAAGCGCAATGCCCTGCTAACGTGACGGAGATGGCGGCACACGACGCGCCGCCATCTTATGACGTGACGCGGTCTAACCGCTTCCGGCTTTCGACGCGTCAGGCGCGGGGGGCGCTACATTCGTCAGCGCCACGGAGTTCGGCCGGCCAGGCGAGATATGGTTCAGGAAATCCAGGAAGGCCGCGAACGCATCCCCGCCGTTCTGGGCGGCAAGCGAGTTCAACGCCCGCTCGACAAACGGTGCGGCCATCACGATCATCGGCTGCACCGTAGCGACGACGGGCGCCGCACCCGGGACCAGCATGCTGGCCATCGTCGCAATCATCGGCTCCATCTTCATGATGGCCGTGACGGCCTTTTCCGCGGTTTCCGCCGCGCCGGAAATATTCAAGTCCATGGTTTTCTCCTTCAAGTGACTTTCGGGGTGGATGGTTCGGCTAAAGGGCTTTGTACGAACTCCCAGTCGACGAGCCCTTTGCCGTCGATCTGCAGGGCCTTGGCGGCGGCGAACGTAAGGTCGATGCCGGCGCGGTTGGTGTTGCGTCCCCTCATGTCGGTGCCGGTTTCGGCTTGCGGACGCGATCCGGTCTGCCAATAAGGGTCGTGGGTATTCCACGGTCCGACGTCGACAATGTCGCAGACGATCGATTGACCGGATCGTTTGGCCGTGACGCGAACCTTCGGCCGCTCGCCCGTAAAGTGGAACGGCAGCGCCACGCCGTTCGCGTTGTCATCGATCGCGCCGCCATAGGCAGAGCCTTGCCCGCCGAACATGGTTGCGACGATGTCCGTCTGCCGGCCGGTCGCGATCGGCGGCGCAGGTCCTGCGATGGCCGCTATGGCGGGCGGCGTCTGGAGGTGTGCCGGGGATCCTGCCGGCATCTGGACCGGACCGATCGCGGGTAGCGGCATCGACTTCGGCCACCAATAACCGATCAGGCCGAACGTGGCGCTCGACTTCGGCAGCGCCTCGATCTGCACCATGTCGCTTTCGTTGCCGCCGAGCGTCCAGACATGCGCGTCATCTTCGCCGCGGTAGCAGCCGACGTGGCCAAGACCGGAATCCTTTGAGCCGCGCCAGAAAACGGCGATGGCACCGAGCGCCGGGCCGGGTAGTTGCACGAACTCCGGATGATGGCGGAAAGACTGCGAGGAGGCGCTGCGCGTGCCCGGAATGCCTGAGGCCTCCAAGGCTGCATTGACGAAGATCGCGCACCACGGGTCGCCCAAATCCCCGCAATGGCCCAATCCGATGTAGCGCTCGATGCCCTGGTTGTTGCCGGTCTCATGGAAACCGATCTCGTGCAGCGCCCACTGAAACCACGGCGGCACGCCGCTCGAAGAAGATGCAGGCTTTGCGAGCGCCGGAGCCTCCGGATGCTTTGGCAGCGATGGCAGCGGAAACAAGGCCGGCAGCTTGACCGGAACGCCAGCTGAAGCCGGCTGCAACGGAAGCGGCAAGGGCGAGAGAGTTTCGATCGGCCTTGGCCCGGCCTGTCCCAACAATTGCGCCAGGAGCTTCACGGTCTCGTGCTGCGACGACAGCGAGCGCCACAACAGCGCGGCCATCCCGACAAACACGATCAGCATCGCAAGCCACGGTACGGCGGCGAAAAAGTCGCTCATTTGGTTTTGGCTTTCCGTGAAATGGATTGAAGAGGGCCCCTACCCTCCACAGCAAAAAGCCGCCCGGAGGCGGCGGAAAAGGCGAAGTGCAGGGTTGTTCGCTGGATGGTTGCGGGGTAGGAGGATTACTGACTAGCGAGAGCTTCAGGGCATGGACAAGGACAGGCCGGAAAGCGACCCCCCGAAACCAACCGCGCTAAGCCCATCGCTCGAAAAAATCCTAAACGAGGATCGGATCGGACTTGCTCAAGAACAACGCAAGAGGCTTCGCCTCATGACAGTTTACATCTCTATCGAATTCGATCGGGGCAAGGCGCCGAAGTGGCGGGACAAGTGATGAACGCGTTGCGGGCCATCATCAATTTTATTGCGGGACAAAAACGCGATGGCGCCTGGCACCACTACTCGCCATATTTTCGGCGATCAGGAATGCCGGAGCCTCACCCGCATGCCGGGCTGATGCGTCGCTGGCACAATGGCGCTTGGGAATATCGCGCTCTGACAGATGATGAATTGGCCGAAGAAGCGGAGCGCCAGATCGAGTCGGTGCTGTGACGCCCTGAGCGCCCCCCGGCCTTAAAGGATTTCGTAAGCGAATCCCCTAGTTCGCCGACATCAAAATCCAATTGGTGCCGTCGGATTGCAGACCGGCCCATTTTCCCGCCGTTGCCGTGAGTAGTGCGGTGCCAGCAGCACCCCCAGCGAGCGGGACGACATTCGATGACGCGCTGTTCACGGTCTGCGCAGCAATTGATTTTAGATTCAGCCATCGGCCCGGATAAGTCGCAGCTGTCGGCAGCGTAAGGGTGAAAGTACCCGAGGCGTTTACGATAATCGAGCTATCCGACACGCCGACGCTGCCCGACGTGCCTGTGAGCGTGACAGGGATAGCGGTGGCAACTGCACCGCCGACACCAAGGTTCTTGATCCCAGGATCAGTAATTCCGACGCCAATTGTGACACCGCCGCTTGGCTGCCAGCGCATGCTTTCCGCAAGCGTCGTAGAGCCAGCCGGAACGGTTCTTATTCTGACGAAGCCGCCATGATCCGATACGGTCTGCGCATTGGCAGTAGCAAAATCGAGAGTAGCAATCGAAGCATAGGCCGTTCCATCCCATGCTTGGGCACCGATTGACTGAATAAACGCTGCCGCATTGACAGACGATTTGCTTGTTGCCGTCCCGTAACTGAGTCGCGCCGTGACGACATTTTGAAACCCCGAACCGAAGGCGTCCATAGCGAATCCAGCAAACGCATTGTCAGCGCCTACGGCATGGACTTGCACAGCCGTATTGGGCGCAACGGTCGCAACCGTGTTTGCGTTCGCCGTGACAAGAGCGTCGGGGGTGACAGCAGCTCCAACGTTCACCGACGTATTGGCTTGCAGCGTAGTGTGGGTCCCAGCAAGCGGCGTGGTTGCGCCGATCACGACGTTGTTGATCTGGTTGCCGCCGCCGCTGACCGTGCCGCTGAGGGTGAACGCGTTAATCGTGGTTGCCGCCAGCGTCGGGACTGTGAGGGTTCCGGTAAAAGCTGGGCTTGCGATGTTCGCCTTGAGCGCGGCGATTGCGTCGGCGTACGCAGTGGTCGCAAGCTGAGTGGTATTCGTCCCCGGTGTTGCCGTCGGCGCCGTAGGCGTTCCGGTGAGCGCCGGCGAGATAGAAAATACAGCCACGCCCGTGCCGGTTTCATCTGACAGGACGCCAGCCAGTTGCGCCGATGTAGTCGCGGCAAATGCCGACAGGTTGTTCGAAGTGTAGGCGACGGTCCCGCCGCCCCCGAACGTCACCGTCGAACCATCGGTCGCGGTGAAGGTCACCGTGTTGTTGACGGTCAGCGTCTTGCCCGCCAGCAGCGTCAGCGTCGCCAGCGAAGCCGGGTTGGTGAGTGCGACATTGCTGCAGCCCGGCTGCGCAGCGCCACCGATAATGGCGCGCGGCGATGGGCAGTTTGCCGCCAGCATGTCGATCAGCGATGGTCTTGTGGTCAGCGGCGCCTGCGCGTGTGCAAGCGCAGCCGACAGCAGCAGCGCTATCGAAGTAGCGAGTGACCTCATCAATAATGTCGTCATCTTGGCTCCCGTCGTCATTTGTGGCCCGCCTGCAGCGCCTCGTTACGCTTGACTTCCGCTTCCCACCCGATTTTCGCCGCCGCGCATTCGCCGGAATCAAACGTCGTCGGATCAATCCTGGCGCGGCGGGTGCACAGGATCATGGCGGCGCGGGCGGCGTCCTGCGCAACCGCTTCGGGGCTGCGCTCGCGCAGAAACACGTCCGGCATCGGACGAATGATTGGACGAACGATAACTTCCGGCGTCTGCGCAACGGCGGGAGACACCAGCAGCAGTAAGAGCAATGCGCGCATTCTCATTTCCGTCAGTTGGAGGGGCAGTTGGCGTACAGCGCCAGCGTTGAAGCAGTTCCGAACGCCGGCACAGAGCTCGGGTTGCTCGCTCTGAACATCGACCAATTGGTCGTTCCTGTGATGCCGAATCCAGCGATGGTTTGGGACGTTCCACCATCTATTCCAAAAATAGAGCACGAAGCGGAAAACGCGAACGGCGCGCCGCTTAAGGCCGTAGCGCCGGTCGCCGTCACGGTCCCGAACGCCGTGGAGACCCAATACTCGGTGTTGTTGCCGTGCTTCTTGTAGAAGCCTTGATTCGTCGTCGTCGGCAGCGAACCTCCTCCAGGAGTCCACACTGGCGTCCACGTTGGCAGTGGCAGCAGCGCCCCGCCCGGGAATGTGTTCGGCGTAATGTTATCGGCAGTGGCGTTGAAGCACCCGGTGCCGGTGACCCACGTAAAGGAGAAGGAGGCGGTGAGCGTCTCGAACCGCATACCACTGGGGCTGGAGGTGCAATTAAAGATGCCGCCAGTGAGAGTTTCGTAGTGGCTACCTGACCAACTATAGGCGGTGCCGCCAACCAGTGTGTATGCGGTGGTGTTGACAAAGTTTCCGCCGCCGATCTGATCCCCATCGGAGGTGAATCCGTTTGCGGTGAGCGTATACCAGGTGCCGCCACCTCCGCTGGGCGCTATGATGTCTCCATGCCAGTTGCCAGTCGAGACCATCGCCTTGCATGGCCGAGAAGCGTCATTGGAAAACAGACCAGCGCGGCCATTTACGTCCGCCTCGAACGCGTTGCTGAGAAATATCCAGCTCTCTCCGCAATCAATGATCGCAGGGCCGGTATATGCAGCGAACTGTGATTCCGTGATCTTAACATTGACGTTTAATCCAAGAATATTTTGCCCTTTGAGGGCCGGTCCGCACCGCCCGAAGTTGACGCGCTTGATGATGATCTCGCTGATCTCTGGCATATTGACGCAGGTCGGCGGCGTGGCGACATAAGTGGCGCTAATCGTTGCGTTCTCGATCAGTATTTGAGAGCCGCCGACGGAAGTGCCGGGAATCGTCGCGCCAAAATCGACCAGCGTTCCAGTAAACCCCGAATTGGTTGCAAGGATCGGCACGCCGGTGATGGTGGCTGCAATACCGTCGCGCCAATCAATGGCCCGTCCGGTGCCGCTGCCGGTGAACTTGAGCGCTGAGGGCGTGCCGCTGCCGGGGCCATAACCCCCCTGTCCGCGCAGCACCAGGTTGGGATGTCCCTTGAAGTCCAGTGTGGTCAGGAAGGCGCAGGTGCCGGGGATATCAATATAGCCGCCATTGCCCGGCGTCGCATTGATGGCCGCCTGGATCGCGGCCGAATCATCAGTCGATCCATCGCACACCGCATTATACGGCGCCGCCGTCACCGGGTTGTAGAGGAACGCCGAAATTCCCACAGACAGGTTTTGTCCCGAGGTCGAGACCGTCGCGCCGCGGACTCCGAGGAGGTTCAGCGCGCCGCTCGCGCCATTGAGGTTGCCGACGCCAGCCGTGGTGGACGGCGCGTACCAGTGCGCTTCGACCACCTGCGTATTGGATGGAATTGCGGCGTTGAACGTGACGACCGCGCCCGCCAGTGACCAGGTATTGTGCGACTGGATGACGCCGTCGAAGGTGATCGCGAGCAGCGCCGCCGCCGAAGGCGAGTTCATCAGCGTGATCGACGTGCTGGTTCCGGCCGTGAAGCCTGTGCCGGCAAGGAAGTCCTGCACATAAGGCGTGTTGGCGTTGGCGCCGCAGCTTGCGCCGGCGTCGACCACGTTCAGATCGGCGTCGAATTTGACGCAATCGTTCGGCGTCAGCGCGCCGGCGGTGGTGACGTATTTGGTGGTGTTGCCGGACCGCGTGCCCTGGGTGAGCGCACTCGTGCCGTTGCCGATCAAGGGCAGGTTGGCGGTGAACGACGTTGCCCCGGTGCCACCGGCCGATACCGGGACGGTGCCCAGCGCGAGCACTCCGCCGGCGAACGACAGCGGCGAGGTGACACTCAACTGCCCGGCGCCAAGAGTCCCAACCAGATCGGCAAAACTCGGCTGCGAGCAAGCCGGCAGGCCTGCCGTCGAGATCGTATTGATCCAGTTGCTGCTGCTGCAGGTCAGCGAGCGCACGCCGCCGATCGCGCCTGCGGACGAAGGCTGCAGATTGAGACTGCCTCCGCTGCTGGCAAGCCCGGTACCGATGTTTTGTGTCGCTACGTTGCCGAGACCAAGGTTGGTGCGCGCGGTCGCGGCGCTCGCGACGTCGGAAAGATTGTTGGGCCCGAGCAACGCGGTGCCGGTATTGAGCGTCGGGCGCCAGATCGTGTTGGGTGCATCATAGACATACTGGATGGCGCGGCCCGGGCCGACAATGCCGGTGCCGCCGATGGTTGTGCCGGCGCCGGCGCTGATGGTGTCGCTCGCGGTCGCATCGACATTGGTGACGACGATCTTGCTGCCGTTGACCATGCCCGTGGTGCCTGCGGCCGGAAACGTATCGGTCATCGCCGAGCCGGAATTGGAGCGCCGGGTTTCCTTGAACAGGTCGGCGGTCGCATACGTCTTGCTGGCGCCGGTCACGGTCTGGATCGGCAGCAGCGCCTCCAGCGTCCCGGTGCCGGGGTTGGCGACCGAGGCCCCGGCCGTGCTCACCGGGGCGCCGGAGGCCGTAACGCAATATCCCGCCGCCCAGCTGGTGCCGTTGTCGACCAGGCAGCGGCCGTTGGTGCCGGGCGCAATGAAGCCGACGGGATCGGTGCCGTTGCCGAAGATCAGGTTGTTCTGCGGCAGCGTCGTGCGCCCGGTTGCGCCACGCGACACCGGCTGCGCGCCGGATCCGGCGAAGCCGCCCTGCGCCAGCGCCGGAATCGCGAGCCCAGCCGAGAGCGCCGCGCCGAGCAGGGCGCGGGAAAGGTATTTTGCCAATGTCATGATCACACCAGTTCGTAGCCTTCGCCGGTCACATTGCCGGCGTCGTCGCGAATTTTGCGGAAACTCAACGCCATGTTGTCGACGTCGATCTTGACCGACGGATTGCCGTCGATGGTCTCGGCGCCTTGCGCCGCGACCGTGATATTGAAGGTTCCGGCGCCGGCGCCGTTGGCCAGCATGCGGTCCTTGATGGTGACGAATTCCGGAACGAGGTTTGTCGATAGCGGCAGATTGATCCGGAACGCCGCCGGCACGGTCTTTTTGGCGATAACCAAGCCAATATCATCCGCCAACGTCACATCGCCGGCCGCAGTCAGCGTCAGCCGCTGCGGCCGGCCGAGATCATCGAGGAATTCCGTGGTCGCAAGCCTCTTCGAGCGATCGCCCCGCGGCGGCGTCGGCGCGGTAGGCTCGTTGAGAAATTCCGGACTGTCGATCGGTGCGGCTCCGACGACCTCATGGGCACCATCGCCGTTCCAGTTCGATGGAACGAGTTCGCCGGCGGCGGCCGCTTCCTCGCTGTCTTCCAGCAACGAAACGAAGCTGTGCCTGACGATGACCGTGCCCGGAATTGTCATGACTGTTTGCCGTTCCGATTTTCAGAACTTGATCGCGCGGCGGACCAGCGATATCGGATTGAGGATCGGATGCGCCTGCCCGCCGGTATTGCTGGAGGTGCCCGTGGCTGTCACAAAAGGAAGCGTGCCGGTCCCGGGCTGCACGCCGTCCACCGAGCCCCCCGCGCCGGCGCCGACCGTGATCACCACGCCGCCGCTGCGCAAAAAATGGTCCGCTGACGTGGTGCTGACCGAAATGCTCGGCAGCTGCAGCGCGGTCAGGGTCGCGCTTTGCGAACCGCAATTTCCGATCGCGGTCGCGTCACAGCCGCTACCAGCCGACGTGACGACATTGGCGGCGCCCCCGGCGCCCTGGTTATCGAGCGCGACAAGGGAGCGGCCTTTTGAGTTCGGCAGGCCGAATGTCGTCGTGCCATCGCAGGCGCCGTAGTTGGTGCCTATCACCGAAAACAACGGCGCAAAGGTTGCGCGCGACACGCAGCTGCCATCCTCGATCAGCGTGCCCCGTAGCGTGGCGCTGCCGCGATATTCCACCGTTCTGCCGATCGGCGTCATGTCGACCGGACCCAGAATTTCGATGGTCGAGCCGTTGTACATCACCGTCATGGTGACGCCGGCCTGCAACTCGCCGCCGGAAAGTGCCACCAGACCGATATTGGACGGCCGCCGCGCCGCGGTCGCGGTCAGGTTGTTGATCGAGATCGTCGCCGGTCCGGTATTATCGAGCGGCGGGACATAGCGCAGCGGCACGCCCAGCACGTCGTTGAGGCTCTGCACGTTGGCAATCGAGATGGTCTGCGCATTGGCAGTGCCACCGCCGGCGCCACCCCAGGTGCTCTGCGCCTCGAAGGCGACGGCCGGCGCGGACAGAGCAAGCAGCACACATCCCAACGCCAGTAGTTTTCGGAGGATCATCATGTCGAGCGGCTCCATATCCGGGTGACGCCATTGTCGTAGAGACGGAAAATCGTCTCCTGAAAGTTGCGGTTCATGACGTAGTTCGCGGCGCCCGCGATAGTTTCGCCGACGCCGAGCGGTGTCACCGTGGCAGGGTAAGGCTGCAGATTGCCGGCCACGTCCGATACGACGAACTCCTTGCCGTTCTTGGCGCCCGGTGGAAGCGTGATGGCTTGTGCCGCCGGCGCCGCGGTCCGCAACAGCGCGACCGAGCGCTGAATCAAGGTCAGATTGAGTGCCGCGCTCGAGGTGACGATGGTCGCCGCACTGGAGAATTCAGCCGGCATGTCGATCTGAAACGCCGCGCCGTCGTAATCCAGCTTCGCCATGCCGCCGCCGAGCAGATCCTTCTTCTGCAGGGGCGCGCCGCCCTTGCGAAGGATCGCCCTGGCGGCGAGACCGTTGACCGCGATGCTCGCCGCAGCGCCGGTTCCATCATGGGCAACCAGGACATTGATCGAAAGTCCGGCCTTGTATTCGGCCAGCGCCGGCGCAAGTGCCACCACCAGCGCATCGGCAGCGCCGGTATCGATGCCGAACTTCATCTGCCCACGCTGGATCAATTGCTGCACGGCTTGCAGCGCCATGGTGTCGTCGGCATTGTCTTCGGTGACGACGTTGGCCAGCGCCGCGGTCTGGCCGTTGCCGCGGATCAGCGCCCGCAATTGCCCCAGCAACCCGTTCATGAAACCGGCCGTAATGCCGGTGCCGTCGCCCGCGCCAGGCGACGAACAGTCCTTGCCGTAGGTGTCGGCGCCGCCGAACACGCGGCTGTCGCCAGGCCGCGTGATAACGACGTTCGGCGCGTTGGTGCCGTATCCAAGCAGATCCATGATTGACCTCAGGCAGTTCGATAGATGACGGCGACGTGGGCGTGCACGATGCGATCGAGCAGGCACACAAGCGGCGAGAAGTCCGGTTCGCAGTTCAGCGTGTTGCCGAGCTGGAACGCGCCGAGCAGCGGCTGGGTTTGCAGCACGCCCTGAAACGCCGGGCTGCTCGCAAGGTCGACGACAATAAGGATCGTGGCGGCACCGCCCTCGCCTCCCAACCCCTCATTGCCAAGTTGAAACGTGCCGAGCTGGAAGCAGATCGCTGAGAACAGCGGCTCACAGACAATCGACCATCCCGCGCGCGCGGCTGTCTCCCCGTAATAGACGCAATCTGTGCCGCCGAGCGCGCCTACCTTGGCGCACAGGTCGGGAAAGGGATCGCAGGCATCGGGCAGGCCATATTCGGCAAGCCACAGCTCGCGGCTCTTTGTTTGCGTCGCGCACCAGAACTCCAGCCGCAGCGCGCACAATAGCTGCGTCAGTTGATAGAAGAAATCCGCGACCGCCGCCCAGAAGGCATGCATCAGGGTCAGCGGCCGGCCGAGCGTCTGAAACATGCCGGCCTGCGCAAAGCCGGGCTGCGCCATGGTGACTGTATAGGCCTGCCCCACCGCATCGTTGCTCTGCCAGGCGTTGCCGCGCGGCAGCAGCAGCAGCAGCTGGCGAAAGATTTGCAGCTTGGTCGGACAGCGGAATTGCGCACTCATGTGAACGCTACATCTCCGGGCGTTGCGATCTGTCCGGACGTCAGCGGAATGTCGGCGGCGGGCGCCAGCAGAATGTGCCGTTTCTGCCCGGCCGCATTGGAGATCGCCTGACCGATCCACTCCCGCGAAAACGATTGCGCGGTCGCCAGATACGGCATGCCGTCGTGCTCGGTGTCATTGCCGGCCACCGCCGACAGCCGGCGGAACGCAGCGCCAATTTCGGCGATCACCGACTGCCGCACCGCCGTGTTATCCGGCGACAGGCTATTGATGGTCACAGGCACCGGCACCGCGATCGGCGCCGACACCGTGACCGCGGCGCCGGCCGGCGCCACCAGGTCGATATAATCCTGCACCCTTGCGACGTCCGCGGGCGAGGGAATGCCGTCGGCGTAGCGACCGTCCATCAGCACGAACACCCGCACTGTGCCGGCGCCGATCCAGCGCCGCTCGACATAGACCCGGGTGACGCCGGAAACCGACGACGCCCACAGCACATAATCCGCCGGCGCGCCGCCATGCGGCGGGTTGCGCTTGCGAAACAGTATCCTGCCGCGGAAGGTCGACAGGTCGGAGGTGAACGGCTCGCCGTCGGCTTCGACGTCGTCGCCTGCAACGATGCCCTCACTACCTACCGCTGCCGTTGCAGCGCCCGTCACGCCGGAGACGACGGAAAGCGGCGTTGCTGCAATGGCATTGCCGGCCTTGCCATCCACCGAGGCTATGACATCGACGTCGACTGTGCCTGCGCCCGCAAGCGAGGTTGCTGCAGCGGCGAGGTAGCGAAAGCCGTCGCCGCGCGTGAACACCGCGCCGAGATCGACAGTGACCGCTGCCGGCACCGTCAGTGTCACCTTGCCTGAGGCCGGCGCCGCCGGCCGCTTGGTCAAACCGACTTCCGCGCCGTGCAAAACGAGATTGTCACCGTCGGCCGTCAGCGCGAATTTCTGCCGCGAGATATAGCTTGCGAAGCCCATGATCTCGGAACCGACGCCGGCCATCACCTTGGCCGCCACGGCCATATTGTTCGGCCATATCCATGCGTCGCTGCCTTTCAGATAAGCGCGCAGCGATTTGCGCGCCATATCCGCCAGCGCAGACAGGGTCGGAACGGCAAAACTCATCGCACCTGATTCCAGATGTCATCAAACCGGCGATCGACCGCGAGCGATCCGTTGCTGCGATAGACCTTGACCAACAAATCCAGCCGCCCGATCGCGGGCTCGGCAATCGCGGTGACGTCGATGCGCGCGACAATCCGCTGGCCGATCAGGGTCTGCAGCGCATCGCTCGCCAGCGTCTCGGCCCAGCGCCTGGTATCTTCGGTCAGCGGCGCTCGCGCCAACACCCACAGCAGCGAGCCCATCTCGGATTCACCAAGATCGCTCCGGACGTCGACGCCATCGCCCCACCATCCGCGCAAATCGTCGCCGTCGACGTACTTTCGCAGCGGGTGATCGACGGGCATGCGCTTGTCGGTAAATAGCTGGATCACGATCGCCGTCTCCAGCGCGCGCGTCGCAGTCAACCCGCCGCGGTTAAGCGTCTCCGATGCGGCCGCCAGCGCCCATTCCGCAAAACCACGCGCGGCAATCCAGATACTGTCCCACAATAGCTGCGGCTGCGGATCGCGGCCCTCATTAATGCGAATGCGCGGGATTGCCATCAGCCGGTCCGCGCCATCACATTGGTCGAAACACCCGCCACCGTCCGCACTTGCGAATAGGCCCCGTCCACGCCGTCGCCGCCGAGAAACAGCATCTCGCCAGGCGCGGGAGAGACGGTGATTGTTCCCTCTGTTGCCTTGATCATGATGCCACTGCTTCCCTTGGCGAAGATCACGTTGCCGGATGCGTCGTAGAGCACCGAAGCCCCCGACGGCAGATTGGCTTTCCGAAAATCCTTGTGTTCGCCGCCGATCGCCATCGCGCGGCTCATTCCGCCGCCGGCCGCCAGCATCAGAAAATCCGCGCCGGCCGGCGGCGACGACGAAAACCCGAATTCCATCACCCGCGGCACCTTGCGCGGCCGGTCCGATTTCAGCGCCGAGAGGTCGAGCAGCTGCTGCGAGCCGGAATCATCGAGGCTGAGCAACTGCGCCCGGCGCAGCATCAGCCGCACCTCGTCTTCGCGGTGCATTTTATTCCGGCTCGCTGTCGTCGAGATCGTTATCGTCGCTCGATTGGTTGCCCTTGCCCTTGTCGCCGTCATAGGCGCGCGGGTCGACCAGGCCTAACTCCGTCAACGATCCGGCCTTGGACCCTTGCGAGAATTCGACTCTTTCGATCAGCATGTCCTGCGCGATGCCTAAGGTTTCGCTCTCGGTCCAGATCAGGCGCCCAGGCTCAAACACCGCACCGTTTTCGTCGCGAAACCCCTGTACCGTAACATCGCTGCCGAGCGCATTGCCGGCGGCCCGGTCGCGCCGTGTCGCCGCCCGGCCCTTCGCGCGCTTCTTGCTGGTACTTTCCTTTTGCACGATGATCAGCGGCCGGAAGCGGCGCACCCTGGCATCGGCCGCGGTCGCCTCGATTTCCAGCGCCTCCGCGCCATGGCCGGTCGCGACCTGACCGCGGACGATGTATTTCGAGTGCCGGTTGCTGGCGTTATGGTCCGCCTCGGCCTCGATGATGTTGCCGCCCTCGTAAAGGCCGCCGGCGTGACGTGAGGTGCCCGCCTTGGTGATCAGCACATTGCCCGCTGCGGTCCCCGTCAGCGTCTTGTTTTGATCGCGGCATAACTCCTCCACCACGGTGAAGATCGTCTTTCCCTGCGCCAGGTGATAGGTCTCGACCGGCTCCAGAACCTGATCGCTCTCAAACCTCGCCGCAATGCCTGCCGCAATCGCGTTGCCGATCTCAAGCGGGGTCATGTTGTCGAAGTCGCCGCCGTCGTGAACCGCGCTGCAATCGACCAGGTCGCAGGATTTGGAGCGGCCCGAAATGGTGATTCCGGTTTCGTCCTCCGAGAGCTTCGGACACCGGCGGTCGACATAGCCATCGAGGAGAAGATCGCCGTTGGCGAAGATCTTCAACTCGACGCCTAGGGCAAACGTGGCATGCGTCTCGGCCGGGCCGAGTTCGTTCGCAGCCTTCAGGCTGAAGCTGCGGCAGGCTTCATCGAACGCCGCGCGAATTTTGACGCTTTCCCACGAGGTAAAGGTTTCACCTCCGACCTCTACCCTGATCTGTTCTTTTCCCATCAGCTGGCCAGTGCCTCGATTCCGACCGGCATAAAGCTTGGATGCTGCACCTTGTTGCGCGCCACGAGTTCGGGCGCGCGGGCCGGATCGGCATAGAGTCTCCACGCCCATGCCAGCGACGGCAGCGGCAGATTCGAGGCGGCCGAGACGACAGGCGCCAGCGTGGTGATCTTCTGGCTGAGATAATCCACCGCGGCATTGCGAAGATCCTGCACCCCTGCGATCAGATCGCCGTGCCGCATGTCGAGCGCCAGTATTTCGCCATCGAACAACTCGGTCAGGTCGGCCCGCAGCGTAATGCCGGCGGCCCGGTCCGCGATCGTATCGTCGCGCGCCACCGACTCCGCCGCGACCGTCAAGGCCGCCAGCCTTGCTGCGGCGCGCACCGCATTGACGTTGCCCGCTGCGTGCTGCGCAGAGAGCGTGCCGGCCGGATCGACCGCCACATCGGGCAGCATGTCCAGCAGCGGCAGGAACGCCGCACGTGCCGCTGGCGCTGCAATGCCATCTGCGAGCGCGCGCGCGAGCTCGATGATGCGCAGGCCGAGCGTAGCGTCCACACCTGTCAGGCGATGGACCAGATCGGACGCGTCATCCTGCAGCGCCGCGATGGCGCTGCGTTGCGCCGCGCTGACCGCAGTATCGAGCGGCGCCGAGGTGCGGATATTCTCCAGCACCGCTGCGACATCGCGCAACGCTTCGACGCCCGCGAGCACCACATAGTCCGGCTGCAGCAGCGCCACCATGTCGTCAACGCAGAGTGCCGCAATCGCGGGCTCCAGCGCGTCGGCGGCGACAAACATTAGATTGGCCAAGGATCGAACGGACGGCTGCGCCTGGCTGGCGCCGTCGCGGACGAATTTCAGTTCGAGCGCGATATGGCCGTGCTTGTCACCCTTGCGGTTGCGCTTGAAGGTAAGGCATTGCACCTGGATTGGACCATGCGAGGGCAAAACCAGCGTGCCGGCGCCAGGCTGCGCGCAGGTTGCGATTACAGTTGCGGCGTCGGCGTCGGCGGAATCCGAAGCGACATAGGCCGATACCTCGAAGTCCCGCTGATCCTCGCCCATATCCTCGATAAAAGGATCGTCTCGCTTTACAAACTTGTGGACCGCCTTGCGGCGCCCACCTTCTTCGGCATCGGACTCCACCTGGAACGGCACACCCTTGTAGGATGCCGGCCACAGCGTGCGGAGCCAATCGCGGGCTTGTGCCATCACCAGCCTCCGCTCACGCCAGGCTGCGCGTCGGGCGAAGATTTTCCGAGCGAACCTGCACCGTTGATCATCAGCGACATGCCCGACTTGGACTCCTTGAGGATGTCCTTTACCTCTGATCGCAGTTTGTCGTTGTCGAACGTCACCACAACTTCAACCTTGCTGTTTACGGTCGCTTCACCGGACAATTTGCCATCGTTCCACACCCCCGATGCACCGCCGCGCGCACCGGGATGTAGAATACTGGCGGCGAACGCCGCATCTGGCGCCATCGCACCCAACATCGGGTTGTCTGTGAGCGCTTTGGCCAGTTCTGGATTGTTCTTGAACTTGTCCCAAGAAAACCAGGTGGCGGCGGCTCCGCCGGCGAGCACGCCGGCGATCGTGCTGCCTGTGGCGATTGCACCGCCTGCAGCAGCCGATGCTGCAGCCTTGCCTGCGCCCTCGATGACCGATCCGCCACCGAGACGCGCCGCGGCCGCCGTCAACGCCGCGGCCGATGAATCCAGCGCGACCGCGGACGCCGACAAACCAAAGCCTCCCATCAGCTTGCTGGTCAGCCACGTCGCGCCGCCAATCATGCCGCCGCCAACCGCAAGCGCGCCTCCCGCCACCACCGGCTTTGGCAGGTTCGATACCCAGTCCAGCGCGTTGCCGAAACCCTCAAACGCAGGCTTCAAGGTGCCTTCCCATGCCTGCCCGATCGAGAGGGTGAGGTTTTCGACCGAACCCTTCAGCCGCTCGAACGAACCGCCCAGGCCGCCCATGATTTCATCGGCCTTGCGCTTGGCAAAGTCCGGGTCCTCGCCGGTTTTCTTCAACTCGTTGCGAGCCGCCAGGTATTCGTCGCGCTGCCGTTGCGTGATGGCGCCCTTGCCGCCGTGCTTGGCGGTAAAGAACTCATTGAGCTGCGCCAGTGTCATATCCGACGACATGATCTTGTCGAGCAACGCTTCGACGTCAACCGAAGCTGCCGATACCTTGTGGAATGTACCGGCACTGCGCGCGATCTTCTGGCGGTCCGATGCACGCATCGAGCCGTCTTTCTTCTTGCCGAACAGCGGATCGACCGCCTCAGTGACGGCCTGCGTAAATGCGCCGCGGTCGCCGATGATGTCGGGATCGACCAGCGCCTTTTGCAGGGCTTCGCGGACGGCGGGCGTAAAGCTGATGCCGAGATCCTGCTTGAATTGGTTTTCCAGCCGACCGACATCGAGATTGCCCGGCATCGTGACGTAGTCGCTGTAGTTGATGCCCGCCGCATTGAGCGCTGCACGGCCGCCCTTTGTCGGCGCGACCAGCTTGGAGGCCGCCGCCCGGACAAACACGCCGGCTTCGTCGCCGCGCAGGCCGCCGCGGCGTGCCAATGCGGCAAGCGACAACAGACTTTCCGGCGTCAGTCCGGCCGCGGTGCCGCTGGCGACCGCGAATTTGATAAAGCCCTGCACGTCTTCATCGCTCATGCCGCCCAGCTTGGCCATTTTCACCAGCTGGTTGGTGGCCTTATTGGCCTCGGCAAGCGCCTTTTGTTTTGTCGAGATATCCTTGTTGGTGGTCTGCAGATAGGCCCGGATCGCTTCCGCGGAGGTTGCAAGATCGCCCTCCATCACCAACGCATAATTCTTGACATTTTCCAGAATGCCTTCGGCGACTTCGGCCTTGATGCGCCCGGTCAGGTTCGATGGCAGGCCCTGCATCGCCTTGGTCTGCGCCTTCACCACATCGAGATTGGTGAACTGGGTGTCCTGCCCGATCTTCTTTGCCTGCGGCGTCAGGATGCTGGCCTGATCTGCAGCCGAGATATCCGTGAATTCACGCTGCTTGCGCGACGCGATGTCGAACTCGGCAGCCGCGACCACCGCGCTGGTGCTGAGCATCTTGACCTTGTGGCCAGCGATCATTCCGGCGCCGCCGATCGCAGCCGCCCGCGCAACACGATCTGCCACTGCGCCGCGGCGATCCTGTCGCGTCTTTTGCTTGTCCATCGCGGCATTGGTCGCCAGAACCGCAGAGCGCAGCCGCTCCTGGTGCGCTGTCGCTTCCTTGATAGGAACGCCGAGCTGTTCCAGCGCGCGACGATCGGCGAACATCGCGGTTTTCTGCGCCTCGAAAGCCTTGCTGGCCAGGTCAACGGCACGGCCGAGACGGCGCTGCTCGGCTTCAAACGCCGCGCGGTTCGGAGCGGCAATCGCTACCTTGTTATGCCGGTCGACTGCAGCAGCAGCCTCCCTCAGCCGCTTCTGTGAAGCATCGAACACGCCGCGCGAATTGGAGTAGCGGTCGATCGCCGCCATCTGTGTCTTTACTTTTTCGAGCGACTTCGAGAGTGCGTCAACACCGGCAGACATTTTACCCGACTTCGAAATCGCGTCGACCCGCTTGGCGATGCTGTCAAACATCGCGCCGGTCTTGTCGTCGCCGGAAATGACAAGCTTGGATTCGATAATGCGATTCAAGCGGCTATCTCCCGCGCGGCTTCGGCCGCTTCGACCACGCAACCGCGCGGCCGTGCCAGTAGAGCAGTTGCGAGATTGTCATCCCGCCCACGTCCTTCATGCTCGCCCGCCCGACGCCCGCGAACGTGATCTCGTCCGCGAGTTCCCGGATGCCGCGGGCTCCCCGGCGTCGGGCTGGAAAAAACCCAAGATGGCCTGCCTCACCTTGCGCGCCGCATGGAGGTCAGCCTGCTTCAACAGCGCAGGATCCGCAGGTTCGACCAGGCAGAGATCGATGTAGCTGCGGATGACGTCGCTGTTCTCGACCACGAACGGAATCCCGCCCGGCGAAACCGCAACGGTGTAGGGGTCCTCGCGAGCAACGACCTCGTCGAAGGTCGGCTCCCGCAGCACGATCGCATTGAACATCGCGCCGTTCGGCCCCTTGATCGGTTTCTTCAAAGCAATCGAGACGTTCTCACCCATCACACGGTCTCGTAGCTGTCGTAGGCGATCTCCAGGCCGGAGAGCTCGCCGGTTGAAAGGTTCTGCGCCGGGTCGCCCGTAAAGAACGCCCCGGTCATGAGGTGCTGCTTGCCGCGATTGTCGATCTCGGTGAAGGTAACCGGCAGATCGGTAATCAGCAGCAACCGCTCATCCCACTTCATCCGCGAGCCGTCCGGCGCAGTCAGCACCGTATTGGCATCGAAGGTAATCGATGCCTTGCGCGGTTTCGGCGTCACGGTGCGGTACAGCGAACCGTCAGAATTGGACCCGGCCTCTACCGAGATGTTCGAGGCGTTGAGGTTGGTTTCGCCGCGCGCTGAATAGGGCACGCCGGCGACGACGATCGACACGCGCCCGCTGGTGGTGGTCATTGGAGTTAGCTCCTGTATGGCTTGATTGGGGAAAGCGAAGCGGCTGCCCTGCCCGGCAGTTACGCCGGGAATTGCAGGAAAGTCGTCGCGTTCGCCGCGAAGATGCGCAGCTGGTTGATCACGTCGACCGGAAGGTAAGCATTGACCCGGTTCGGATCATTGGATCGCTCGACCACGAGGCGCTCGGCGAACAGGCCGGAATTCTCCACCAAGCCGCCGCGCTCCAGTTCCTTGTAGATGTGGATGCACTCGGCTTTCAGGGTCGCTACCGTCACGATCGTCGGCTTGTTGCCGGGATTGTCGTCGGCGAGCGAACAGCGCGAATAGTTCTGCGCGATGCGCTGGCGCATGTAGCGCACGAAGTAGACCATCTGCGCGCGGGTATCGACGTCGAGCCAGGTGATATCGGGCTGGCCCGCGGCATTGGTCTGATAGGTGGTGATCAGCCGGTCGATCCGCACCGTGCCGTCCGGGTCGACTGTGAAGCCGGAAATGCCATCCTGGTAGAGCTGCTGGCGCTGGGTTTTGGTGAACCAGTTGATCCGCGACTTCGGCGGCTTGAGGCCAACGAGCTCCAGCGTCTGCAGCGGTCGGCTGATCTGGTAGGCTTGGTCGACGGATCCTGCGAGATTTTTCGCCTGCGCCACCGCCGCGCCGATCGCCGCCGCCCACACCCACGGCGGCGAAGATGATTCCACCACGCCCATGATTTCCGCGTTCGGATCGTTGCGGGCAGCACCGGCCGCGGCGAGGTTGCCGAACGTATCGAACAGCGCCGTGATATAGTTGCCGTAGGTTTGCTGCATCGGCGACCAGCGGTCCGCCAGGAACGCCTGGATGGCATTCAGCGAGGCTGTGTCGGCATAAGGCGCGGCGATCCAGTCGTATTCCTGATCGCCCAGCGCCGCGAGGCCGGCCGCCAGCGATGGCACCAGCGTGCCCGCCGTCGGCGCGGCGATGGTGAGATACTGCGCCAGCGGGCCTTCATTGCCGAGCAGGTCCTTGTCGACCGCGATCGCATTGCCCATCGTTCCGACATTGCGTGCGGTCAGCGACACGACATTGGCAGCCGCCGATGCGATAACCGGGAACGACAGCGCGCGGCCGAATTTGACATAACCCTTGTTGATGGCGGCGACCAGGTTGGCCGCTACGTCGGAATTGGCATCGGCCGCCGCGACCGCAACCGAAACCGGCTCGCCCTGGATGTACACGGTGACCGCGCCGACACTGCCGAGAATGCCGACGCCGACCGTCACCGTCTTGATCGCCGCGACGCCGCCGGGATCGGCCAGCGGCAGCGCCCAGATTTCACCGAGCGGAAGTCCCTGCCGGGCATAGAGCGCCATGTCCGACAGCATCGAGCCGGCGCCGAACATCACGGTCGGATCGCCATCGATGCGGATCGGTGCATTGGCCGGCGCGGTGCCGGCGCCGGTCTTCTGCCCGATCAACAGCGTGCGGCTTGCGGCGAGATAAGGCGACTGCCCCGCATTGATCTCGAAGTAGGCAAAGGGCACGCGGATGTTCGAGGGAATCTGGTTGAAGGTGACCATCGGCGTTTATTCCTCTATGGGCGAGGCGGCGGCGAGCTTGTCCGGCGCAGGCGCAGGTTGCGGATCGGTTGATGTTTTCGGCGGCTCGGTTTCGACGACGTCTTTGCCGATGATCAGCCGCTCGTAATAGGTGTCACGCGGCACCAGCGCGCCGCTATCGGGCATCACCTGGCCGCCCCGTTCCGGCTGACGGATGCGAGCACCCTCGCTTGGCTTGACGTAGACCATGTCCATCGGCTGATCTCTCTGTTTAGAGTTGCGGAAGGTCGACCGTGACCACGACTTCGCGGTCGTCCGGAGCTATCGTTTTCACGGCGTCGCCGGCGTCGGCGCGGAAATCAAACCCTTCAAGTGCTGTGCCGGCCGTGATCTGCGCCAGCTTCGCTGCCAGGGCGGCGCAGGTCACGCCGCCGGACGAATCCAGCGGCAGTAATTTGGCGACCGAGCGCAGCGGCTCCGGCAGTGCATCGAGCCCTACCGGCGCCGGCGCATTGACATCGAGCACCTCGATCGCATCGTCATTGACCCGGCAGCGCAGGGTCAATAGCCGCGAAGCGATCTTGACACCATCATCAGTTGCGGCGCGATGGCAGGCGCGATGCACGATACGCGCGAGCTGGCGAAACTTCACCGCGAACGGCGAAACCCCGATCGCGAGCTCGCGGATGCTCTGGAATTCCAAAAAATCCAGCGATGCTTCCAGCCGGGCATCAGTATCCGGCGCTTCGACCACATAGACCGAAGCCGCCGGGTTGTTCGGATCGACATACTGCACGCGCGAGGCGATGGACAGTTCGAGATTGAGGTCGATCATGCGGTCGAACGGCGGTCCGCCATTCTGTTCCGAGAACGCCTCGCCATCGTCGTCGTCGCAAATCACCATGATGACCGGCAGGCCATCCTCCGGAACGCTCTCCGGTGCCAGGTCCGCCAGGCGGCTGTCGTCAACCCGCCCGTCCGCGATCGTCCTGCCGGAAAGTGCTGCGACCGTGACCAGACGCAGCGCGGTGCGGGCCAGCATGTCAGGCGGTCTTTCCGGTCAGGATGAACAAGGTGCGCGCGACGCCATCGGGCATCGGCCGCGCGATCTCATATTGAATGCCAGTCTTGAGGCGGGTGACGCGATCGCCGGTGACCACGGCCCATGGCAGCTTCGCGTTATCGATCGACACGAACGGCTCGGTCACGACGTTGCGCTGCGCTTCGTTGTTCGCCGTGCCGCGCGCGCGCGGAAAGGCGGATTTTGCGGGATCGACATACCCGCCCACGGCCTCAAACTTCGGCCGCGCAATATCGAGCACCTTCGGCGATCCACGGTCGACCCCCGGCTTCATGGCAATGAAGGTGAACGTCTCGCCGTAGATCGTATCGACCGCCGCCGATGTCATCGCGGCGGCGGTCTCAAAGGGTGTCGGCATGATCGACCTTCAAACCTTGAGCCTGCGCCAATTGGCGCAGGCTTCACGATGATTATGTTCGCCTGCCCTTAACGAGTGCCTTCGGCCGCGTACACAGCGACAGTGCGTTCATCTGGCTATCCAGATTGATGCCCTTATCGTTATCCATGAGGTACTGTTTCATGTAGATGCGCTGGCCGATGGTATTGACCGTTTCGACATAGTCCGCGGGCGCGAAATAGGTGCGGAATAGGTTCGGAACGCCGAGCGGGAAGATGTGGCACTTATCGGTGTTGATGAACCCGGTGCCGCCCACGGCACCCCGGTAGTTCTCCCAGACGATGCCGCCGAACTCGAACGAGCCAAACGACATCCCGTTCATTACATACGCCTTGCGCAATTCGGCAGCAGCCGGATTGTTCAGGAAAGTGGCGCGAACTTCCGGATGCGCCAGCAAAGCGTCGAAGAACGCATCGCCGCACAGTGCGTGCAGTCCGGAGAAAGGAATACCACCCAGGTTATTCGAGACCTGACGAATGACGGCGGCAACCGCCTTACGCAAAACGCCGGGCGCTGGATTCGCAGCGGCCAGATCGAAGTTGATTTCGGCGTCCTGCGCGATCCCGAACGCAGCGAACAGATCGGTCGTTGTCGTGTCGGCATAGGTGATCACGCCAATAACCGCGCCAATGCGCTGATATTCCAGCGTCACTTCATGGGAGGGCCGATGAATACCGATACGGTCGGCGACCACACCCATCACGGTCTGGAGTTGATTTTCCGTTCCCCAGGCGCGCACTCCCTGCACCTCATCGGCATAGATAGCGTCGTTGATCTCGAAGTGAGGGACGACGAACGGCCGCGCGGTCGCCTTGTTCTTGCCGAGCGTGTTGCCGGGGCCGCCGCGTGGCGTCGGCGGGATCAGGATCAGGTTGCCATCCTTTTCCTCCAGCACGATGGTGGTCGTTGTGACGCCCCGTTCGTTGAAGAGGCCCATTTGACCGAGCCGCCCGGGTGCGAACAGCGGCTTATTGATCGCGTCGGTGAGACTAACCACGCCGAACGCATTGTTATTAAAGATGTCCAACATGGTTGGTTGGTCCTTCCGTTTGATTGAGGAACGACGTCAACAAATCGACGCCGCGGGGGAATTAGATGGAATTCAGTTCGAGAGGCCGATCCGGCTGGTTAGCGGATCATGATCATGCGCTTGCGCAGCTGATCGATGGCCTCCGCCTTTTGCGCAGCGGTGATGCCAGCCGGCCATTCGATGCACTTGCCGTTGACTTCGGCGCCGCGGACGATGGCGGAGATCTTTGTGGTGGTCGCGCCGTCATTGACGATCGGATAGATCGCAATTCCCGCGGCGTTCTGCGAACCATCCGCGCCGGCCGGATTGAGCGCGCCGTAAGTCAGGTCGGCCGGCGTCTCAATGCCAACACGAACCTTGAAGCTGTCGCCGACGATAAAGTCTGCGGCGCCGTCGGCGATCGTCAGCTTGATCTCCTTGTCGAAGGCAACCGCTACGGTCAGCGGGCCGATCTCACGGCCATCCGGCGTTTGAACGCTGAAGGTGCCGGCGTTCGCCGCAGCGGCCGTGCAGGTCAACAAGTAGTCGCCATCGACCGCAGCCTGGCTCGTCGCCGGGTTCGCCAGGGTCGCCACGCCGTTGCCGGTGTTGGCGCCGATGATGATCGCGGCAGTCTCCGCGGCCACAATCGCCGCCGCACCAAGCACGGTGCCTACTAGGATGGTCTGCGAAATGCCGATCAGCACATTTTCACGGGAACCGTGACCGTCCAGCTCGGTAAGGATGAACTCGCCCGGGTGCCGGGCCTCGGTGAAGGTTGTCATGTGTCAGGATCCGTTCGTTCGGGGTTGGTGAGAGAAAAATGAATCGCGCGACCGCGCGGGGCGACTTACGAAGCGATTTTCATCCCGCGCTTCGTCATGACCGTGTCCCAGGCGGCGCCGGTAGCGGCGGCATCCATCTGCTGGCCCGAGTTTTCATCCGCCGCGAGTTTCGGATCCGGCACGGAGCCATCGAGGCGCGACTGCGACTGACCCTTTGGGGCGGCCTTGAGCATCGCAACCGCGGCATCGGCGGCCATGTTGCTGTCGAATGCGAGGTGCTGCGCCATGCCTTCGCGGCCCTTGGCTTCAGCGTGGCACAGGATTGTCTTCGCGCGGACATTGGCAGCGGCAGTCGCATCCGCGCCGATCTTGGTGGCATCGTTGCCGGCTTTTTGCAGGCCGACCTTCTCGCCCTCCGCAAGCGCCGCGGTGATTGCGCTTGAAAGCGCATCGCGAGACACGGAATCCTTTGCGTCCATGCTCAACCCAGCTGCCGCGTACACGGCCGCAAGCCCGGTCAATACCGTCGTCATGTCAGTCTCCTTTTTTCAGGGTAAGAGGGACGCTGCGGTGCAGGGCCCGGGTGTCAACGCATCAGTGAAACGAATTGCGAAAAGGCTTCCGATGGACGGACCACGCCGTCTGCAATTCCTGCGGCGACCGCGTCAAAACCTCTGAAGCACTCGGCCTCGGTAGCCAGCGCCGCATCCTTCGTCAGACGCGCGCCGCGGTAGCGGCCAACAGCCGTCGCAAATTGCTCACGTCCGGCATCAAGACGCTTCTGAATGCGCACGGCCGTGTCGTCGGAAAGCGCCGCGAATGGATTGCCTTCCGCCTTCAACTTGCCCGACGACAACACGGTGACCTTGATGCCGTCTTTCTCGAGCTGCTTGGAGTAGTCGACATGCATGGTGACCACGCCGATATTTCCGGCGTTGCCGTTCTCCGGCAGAACGATGTACCGGCACGCCGACGCCAACAGGTACGATGCTGAAAGCGAATTGTCGGTCAGGATGGCGAGCGTCGGCTTAACCTGCGAGAGCTCGTAGACGGCTTCGGCGAGATCGTAGACGCCGGAGCTGTCGCCGCCGAAACTATCCTGCTCAAACACCACACCACGCACTGAATTGGAACTCGCCGCGGCCGCGACCCGGGTTTGCAAGCCCTCATAAGAAGTGCTGCCAGAATATGCGCCGAGGTAGCTTCCTTTGTGAACCAGCGTCCCCTCGACGGGGATCACAGCGACATTCTCGACCCTGAACAAAGTGTCGTCCGCCGCGTAACCGTTTTGCTGCAATCTCCGCATCAGCGGATCGCCGAGCCGGCCCATTTCATCGGACGCCCTGCCGTTGGCGAAGGCGACATGATCGATGGGCGCCGCGCCGCCGGACAATTCGACACCGCCGTCGACGATCCGGCCGCCGATCCCCATCAGGATCGCGGCGGCCTTGCCGGGGTCAATCATCAACGTCGAATTGAAAACCCGCGCGGCGATCTCGGGACGCAGGATCATTGACCCGGCCTCTTGTCGGCGGCTGCGTCGGCCGCAGCATCGTTGCCGGCATCACTCGGATCGGGCAGGAGTCCAGAGCCGGCAGAAATCGTCCGCGTTAACCTGCGAGCTTTCAGCATTTCTTCTTCATAGGCGACCTGATCAATCGTCTCTTCCCAGAAGAGACCCTGATCGGCGTTCTCGCTCTCGAGGGTCGCAGTCAGCGTCCCCATGCGAAGACTTGCACCCTGCGCTTCCTTGACCGGATCGACATAGCCGCGGCCTGGGCCGATCCAGCGGCCTCGCAGATAGGCACCGGGGAGGTCCCAAAAATCCGGAAGTCCCTTTGGGATAGCAACGTAGCCACGGTCGAACGCTTCTTCCATCACGGCGAGCCGAATGGGATCAGCTACCTGCTCGGTAAACGCCGCGGAGACAGTTCGAATGTGCCTCCAAACCTCGTTAAGAGCCGCCCGCGCGGAAGAATAATTGACCATCGACCAATCCCCCGCCAGCTGCTCGTATGAGATGCCAAGCGCGGAGGCGATCGACTGCAGAAACGCCGACTGGAAATCCGCAAAGGAAGTGGTGTTGCGCGATGCGTTGTTGATCTGGACTTCATCGCCGACCGGCATTACGGGAACGCGAACGCCGTTGAGCATCGCGGGATTTTGGGCATAATAATCCATCCGTTTGTCCGCGAAGGTCAGCGTTTGCGGCGTGAACGCCTGGTTGACGGCATCTACCGGCAACGACGACTTGACGAACGCCGCGAACAGCGCGTTCACAGTTGCCGACGCTAACTCTGTATCGGCAAACTTGCCTATCATCCGCATGCGCTGTATCAGCGCCGCGAACGGCGTGATTGCGCGCGCCTGATCTTCCCGGTCCGGCTCGAAGCCGTGAATGAAGACTGGTCGGCCCCACTTCGTGCTACGCGGGATCCTCGTCCATGTCAGCGCGTTCGGACGGATGTCGAAATAGTCGCTCGGATGACCGTTGCGGACGTGATAGGCAAGCGGCTCGCCGTCAATATCGAACTCGACGCCAAGACGCATCGTTGCCGTTGTCGCGGCACCGTTCGGATTCGAGAGACGATCTGGATCAATCGCTCGGACACACGTGGAGTAACGCCCGCGATTTTTCCAACCCAACGAGGCTGTTGTCTCGCCGTTGATAACCCACGTGCGGCACAACAGCCGGAACATGCCGTTCATCGAAAGCCGGCGCTGCGCATCGCAACGCCGAAGAGGGTCTTCTGCAAAGGCGCGCCATTCGGCGTCCATTGCTGCGCCGAGTTCGCGGTTGACCTTGGCATCCTCTGGCTTAAGAGGATCTAGACCCAGTGCACGCATATCCGGCTTCGATGACCATCGAAGACCGGGGCCGATGATCATGTCCACAAGCTTAGATACACCCGCGACGGCATGTGGATCGTTGCGCACCAGATCGCGAACCCGTGCAACGGAAAGATCGCGGTTTGGAATAATCGCAGCATCGGCCGACATGGTGGACGGACGCCATGCCGCCAACTCCTGCGAATGGAAGGAGCCAGACCGAAACGGCGGCGTAAATGTTGCCGGCGTGAACGCCTGCGAGCGTATGCCGGCGATATAGGACGCCGGCACCGGCGTGCCGCTGGCATCGAGGATCGCAGTCGTCATGCTGTTTCAGATTTCCAGGTTAGAAGATGAAGCCGACAGCGCCGCGGTGCGGTCGCACGGCGATCCGCTGCTCCAGCTCGGCGATGTAGGCATCGAGCCGGTCAGCATTCGCCGCCGTGAACTTGGTACGCTGCTGCCCGCCGGCGCCGCCGAAGTCGCATTCGACGATGCCCTGCCCCATCAACAGCTGATGGCGTGCAACGCGGGCCGCATCGAGCATCTCCTGGTCGGTCATCAAATTCCCCGGTTCATTTCCGCAAGTCGCGCCCACGGATCGTCTTTCGGCACTTCGATTGGTATCTCGCCCGTCACCATGTCGGCGCCGCGCTGGAACGCGCGCGGCGTGAACAGGTCCGGCGTGCGCAAATCTTCCGGAATGCCGCGCTCGGCGGCGAGCCGGGCCCAATCGTCCGAGGTGAAACTTGCAAAATACGCATCGAGCGACGCCATGTTGTAGATGCGGCAATCCAGCCAGTGATTGTCGGCGCCGGCGCGCACGGTCCATACCTGCAGCTTGCGTTTCTTCTTGCCCTTGCCGGTCTTTTCGTCGGCAAGGAATTCCGACGTGATCTGCTTGAAGTAGGCTTCGTCCTGAAAGTTTCCGAAGTGGCAGTAACCCATCGGATAAACCAGGCTGGAGCCTTCCGCTTTCGCCACAAGCGCCAGATACGTGTAGAACGTGCTCTTCAGCGGCCAAGTGCCGACGAAGCGGACGGTGGCACCGCCCTTCATCACCTTGCCGCGGTAATCGATATCCTGTGGCGCTGCGGCGCTGAGTGGCGGGCGGCCCCATCCGTCGCGACCAATCACCGCCTGCGTGCCGGCGTGCAACCGCGTCCACGTCTTGACCGCGCCGGCGTTGTAGTTGGAATCGACCGAGAACGTATCGGGGCGTCGCAGCTGGCCATAAGCATCGGGCCAGGACCTGTGATACAGCTTCGTCAACTCGAGGAATGCGCCGCCGTCGTGATCCGTGGTGGCACCGTCGATATAGCCGTAGTCGACAACCCAGCTTTCGCGGTTCGGCGCGACGGCCAGACCTTCCCAATAGATGCCGCGCTTCTGAACGTCGGCGGCGATCGCGTACAGCAGCGCGCCCGGCGGAATGTGGCCGCGCCGATAGTCCTCGCGGCGCTCGAACAGCCGCATATGGTCCGGCGCATCGCCGCGGAAGCGGTAGGCGAGCCCCATTTTCAGGGTCGAGTAGTCTTTTTTCGCGGTCTCGCTCTTGCGGGAGCCGAGCCAATCTTCCGCGAGCGCCTCATACGACATCATCAGCGAGATGAAGGCGTCGATATGGAAGCCCGGCTGGCGCCTCAGGTCATCGAGAACGCTCGCGATCCACTTTCCGGCGCGAACCGCGTCGACGCGCTCGGTTTCGGTGACGTTATGGCCGCAGTCGCAGCGATAGACCGAGCGATGCGGGTGCTTTTCGTCGATCAGGAAGTTATCGAAGCGATGCACGAACAGTTTTACGCATTCCGGGCACAGACAATTCCAAAACCGCTGGTCCGAGCGCTCGAATTTCAGCGTGATGCGACAATGGCCTTCGGTATCGCCGCTCGGATCGCCGGTGTCGACTTCCGGCGTCGAGATATTCAGGATCTTGAAGTTCTTGCGGCGCCGGAACGCCGTGAAGCGGCCCTTGAACAGCGTATCCGGATCGCCGAAGCCCGGAATGTTCTGCCATTTGGAGAATTCGTCGCGAATTCCCTTCTTGGCGGTCTTGCCGCTCATGTCCATCACGGAATGCGCGTTTGCGAGCCACAGCCGGCCGCCGGCGAACACCTTTTCCGTCGTGGTCGAGCCCGCCATCTGGCGGGCCAGCGGATAGATCACCGGCGGTTTGTTGCCGCCGATGCCGTCGCGCCTGGTGTGCTTCTGCCAGGCATCGATCAGCGGCTGCAGCTTGGCGTTGTTGATATCCCGAAGAAACTCGATGCCGGGGCAGGCGTACAGCGTATTGGCCGGCTCGCAGTCGGCGATGAACAGTCCCCACGCCAGCGCCAGGATCGACGCGCCGGATTGCTCCGATTTCCGGATACTGACCTCTGTGCAGGGATGATCGTCACCCAGACACTCGGCAATCTCGCGCAGGTAGGGCGCGCCGTCGGCGCTCCAGAGCTCTCCCGCGTTCGGCCCGTCGATCAGCTTGATGTTTTTTGGCAACCACTCGACGAAACTGATCTGTTCCCGCGGCGACAGCGACGCATCGAATACCGACGCGGTCCTGTCATACGCCGTTTGCTTGAACTGGATCGTCATCTGGCAGCAAATCGGCCTGCAGCATTGGTAGCCCGCTCGCGGCGGAGGCCGCGCGTGCGCGCGCAGCGATGGCCATATCCTTCATTGCGGTGACGATCGCGATCCGCTGCGCCCTCGCGATCCGCTTCAGCGCCGCGCGCATGCCGTTCTCGCCTTCCTTGACCGCAATCGCGGTCAATTCGGAATCCCGCGCCAGCAACCCGTCGACAATATCGCCGATGCGGCTGGCGGCATCTTCGGCCAAGGGATCGAAGTCGGCGACGGCGAGCAGGTTGCCCCGCGCGCGCTCGAGCTCGATGAACTTCAGGTCCGCCGCATAGGCCTTGTCGCGGGTCTGTTCGTCGCGAAGCCTGCCGTCCGGCGGTAACTTCGGAGCGTCGGTAGCGCCGGGCCTATCAGCGGCCTTGGTCGCTGCGCCCTGCTCCCTCGCCCCGTCGCCAACAGCGCCGATCGCCGTGTCGTACTCCGCGAGATTGATCAGCTTCTGCTTGCCCGCGCCGGGCTTGACCGTCAGGCGCCCGGCTTCGACCAGCCTTCCGACCTTTTCCGAGATGGTTGACTTGCCGACGCCCTTTTTCGCCGCCAATTCCGTGACCGAAAGCCACAGCCCATCGTCAAGTTCGGTGTGTTCGGCCATGTCCTGTTCGGGTGTTCGGCGTGTTCGGTCAGTTTCGAAACCCGTCCAACTGGAAAACCCCGGCGAGCATTTATGCCCGTGGGTGAAAGTCGCCGGGAAGGACCCGCTCCGGTTCCACGTGTGACCCTCCGGTCAGTAGCCCCGGAGGGTGTCGTTAATGGCCCGCTCGACCTGAGCCGGCAGATCAGTCATCACAAGCGCGTCGAAGGCGGCAAGCGTCCGGCCCTGCAGCATCTCGACCGGGATGTAGACGCCGCTGCGGCCGCCCTCGATCGGCAACCGGCCCTTGCCCCTGCGCACGAAGACATTGCCGTCCATGCCTTTGCCCTTGCCGCGGCTATCGAAGCGCACGCGGTTGGGAAAGCGTCCGGCCTTCATGAAGGTGTGGGGTACAACGATCCGCTTGCCGAGCGGCGCGGCGCTGACACCCGCGCGCGTCTCGCGCGCCTTGAAGAAGCGCAGGTTGATATTGCCGCCCCGGGTCTTGAGGGCAAAGCTTAAGCTGCGCTCGCTGGCGCGATAGGACTTCACCGCGCGCTTGATAGTCTTGCGCGGCAGCCCGGTCTGATCCGTCAGCGCCCGCACCACTTGGGTGACTGCCTTGGCGCCGGTGCGGTTGAGCGCACGCATCGCCACCTTGGGCATCGCCCGGCGAAGATTGACCAGCCGCTCGATCTGCTCGATGTTGAGCGAGCGGGTTAAATTCATCGGCGTAGACCGCGACCTGTGGTCATGCGCAGCAACGATAACCGTGAGCGCGCCTCAAAAGCCGCGTCCTCAATCAGGCTGCGAGCGACGAAACGAAGGTCCTCACGGGCCGGGCCGGAATCACCACGCCCGACAGCCGATGCGGCGTGCTTCAAGGCAACCTTGCGTTCAGCGCATCGGCACATCGAGGAAAAATCCGAAAAATGGGCCGATTGCGCGGAGGGCATCCAAACAAGCGGCCCGAAGTCAAAGGGAGGAAACGCCCAAGGAGGGCAGCGATAGCGCCAAGGCGCTACCGCATACCCTTATGCAAACGAAAACGCCCGACAGGTCGGAGCCTGCCGGGCGTTCCAATCCAATATGGAATTCGTTTAGGCCGCCAAGGTGCGGACGCGTCCGGACCTCCAGCCGGACAGTGCCGTAGGACGCACGGCGGAGCGGGATGCGCGTTCCTTCACGGCCATGGGCCGGAACGCGGGGAAGCTGGATGCAACGCGATCTTCCTTGCCCATCGGCAAGAGAAATGCCGGCTTCTGATAGTCGGCAAGCGAGATCACAATCACGTTGTCGTAGGGCGATGCGGCGGTGCCGCCGCTGTCGAAGTAGGAAGCCGGCGCCGTGGTCGAGAGGGTCATGCTGCACAAGACGGCAGCGATGCCCATCACGAGGAAGCGCAGGCTATAGCCGTAGCCCATTGGGTTGCTCCTGAGTTTTGCGGGAATGCGGCAAAAGCCGCTCACACCCTACACATGCAAAAGCCCCGGACGATAGCCCGGGGCTTTGGGTACAGTGAGGGCTGCGTGAAGCGAGGGGTGTTTCCCGCTCCGGTCCGCCAGTCCGTTCCTCTTACTCCCTTGCGGGCGAGTACTAGGCGGCTAATTGCAACGCATTACGCAGTGTCTGATTCCGTCCCTCTTCGTCAAGGGTCAATAAGCAGTCTTGAAAGGCCGACCATGGCCTGCAGGCGACGACTTCGTTATTGCGCTCCCATTGGGCTCGCTGTAACTCATAGGCCCGCTTCTCTTTTTTGGTCCATCGGCCTTTCTTCTTAGGCGGCGCGATTTCTTCAGGGATCATCACCGCAGGCAGCGGCCGCTTCCCGTTCTCCACAGCTCTGATCTCATCAACCATGGCGTCGCTGATTACGGCTGGCCGTTTACCTCTGACAGTTTCCACGTACATGATCCGCGAGACACCTGGCACGCTCTGGATTCTGCGCTGGTGCGCCATGATGTCCCAAACGAAAATAAAGATGTAGCTGCGGAACATCAGCCGCGTCACGTCTATCTTCCGCCCGCGGCGCAAGATGGTCTCTTCGATTTCCGGCACCATGATGCCAAAGCGCCGAGCAACAAGATGAGCGGCCGCTGTCCGCTCGCTGTTCGGATGGGTTTCTACAACATGCCATTGCGGCACGGCGCCCGGCATGATCTCCGCCAGCCTTGTATTGACCGGCGAATAATCCACGATGTCGCCGATGGCAAGATCGCCCGCAAGCGCCGCTCTCACCTGTTCCAGATTTCCCTTGCTCGCTGCCATCAGCATCTTCCCTCACCTCTCCTGTTCACTTGAAGTCTTCCTGCAAATCCTGTTCGCTCATCAGCGTTTCCGGCGGTCCGGTATCGGCTGAGTAGATTTTGCCGTCGACCGATGGCGGCCATGGCCAGGGCGCGCGGGATCCTTCGCGCAACCGGTGACGCATTTGCACCACGACGAATTCGCGGAGCATCCCTTCCCATGCGCCGGCCTGTTGATGCGACAAGGTCACCCAGTCGGTTGCGGCGGCCGCTTGAGCCAGCGCCGCAAGCTGTGGCGTCATCGCTTTCGGATAATGGATTATCCCTTCGCCGCGGCGATGGACTTGGCGCAGGAAATCGAGTTTGCCCGCGATCTCGTGCAACACGATGATAGCCTTGGCTTCGACGCTGTCAGGCGCATAGGCCAGCACCGCAGAGGAAGTCGAAGCGGCCTGTTCAAGCAACGTCCAGCGTTTTTGCCCAAGGTAATTGAAGCCCGCCGGCGGATGGGTCTTTTTGAGCCGCTTCTGATTTTCCAGAAACGGCGTGATGCCGGCTATCGCCGCCTCGCCTTCATCCATCGTTAGCGCGAACCATGCATTATCGACACGCGTCTGATCATCGGCTGCGTTCGTTGGCCAGCGCCGTTTGAACTCGGACAGGTGAAGGGCGTGTTTTTCCTTCGCGCGCTCGTGCTCTCTCTCAACTTTTTGGGTAGAATCCGTCCTTGGTAAATCATTGTTTTGTATACTTATATTAGCCACCGACGGGTTACCCGGCGACGGGTCAACCAGCGACGGGTGACCGCCTATCCAGAGCGGATTTCTAGTAGGTGGTTCGGGGTCTCCCGGGACGTCTTCGGAGCGCGTAACTGAGGCCTCGAACTCGTCAGACGCAGCCTCGCCGGACACCAGCGATAAAGCCCGCCTGACCTCTTCGTCGGTCAGCGTCGCCCCGGGCTCATCCCGGATTTCGTAAATGAAGTGGAATGTGCCGTTGGCCAGCCGTGTCTTTTCTGGTTGGCACCAGCCGTATCGCACCAGGCTGGAGATGACGCGCTTGATGGCATCGCGCCCCATGTTCCAGCGCCGCATAAGCGCCGGCCGGCGAACCTCCCAATCATGCGGGCGCGACAACAAATACGCCAAAATCCCGACCTCATCGGCGGCCAGCCGTTCGTCTTCGAACAGCACGTTGCCGATGGTCGTGAAGTTGGCGGTATGGCGGCGGCGGATGATCATGCTTCAGTCGCGGCCTTCGGTTCGATCTGCTGGCTTTCGCAATGGTCGAGGTGCAGCGTGATGGCGTCCGCAACGACGGCGCCGATCTTCTCGGAGTTGGCCAGACAGAACGCCGCGAGCTGCGCGGCGATGTGCGAGGGCACAAAGACCGCGACGCCGTCCCGACCGAAGCCGGAGAGTGCCCCCCCCGTCGAAACGCTATTGACCTCGCCACGCTCCACCAACGATCCCATCAGCCGGTTGGCGTTGTTCGGATTGCAGCCGAGCGCTGTCGCGAGCGACCGGCGCGAAGGCATCACGCCGTGCATCGCGACGTGCGCCGTGATGGCCTGCAGCGCGTCTTTCATTCGTTGCGTGAGCATTTTCAGCGGCTCCTTAAGCCTGTGGACAACTCGCATAACGGGGACAACCGCACCCCAAAACACCCTTGCGAGGCGACGAGGGGACGGCCGTGTGAGAGGATGGGACTGTGGAAAAGCCTGCGGTCATGAGCGGCCCCGAAGCATGGACAGCACGCCTTCCATATGCTGCTTGGCGGCATCCTTGGCGTCGCGGCGGTCGTCGTCAGTCTCGCCCTTGTCCTGCATCAAGCCCGTGAACTGGCTGGCCTTGAGATTGAGCGTCATCATGACGAAGGGATCAGTGCCAAGATCGGTGACGAGGTAATAGGCCAGCACGCTGTCGCGCTGCCCCATGCGATGGGCGCGATCTTCCGCCTGGCGATGCACGGCCGGCGACCAATCCAGTTCGGCAAACACCACGACGCGGGCGCGCTTCTGCAAGCCGTCAATGCCCGTGGCGGTGCGCAGCGAGATCAGGCAGAGGTTGGTTTCGCCGGCGGCGAAGGCGGTGACTGCGTCATCCTTTTGCGTTTTGTCCTGACGGCCGGTGATGCAGACCGGCTTGAACTCTTCCAGCGCCTCGAGGATGCCATCGGTCACGGCGTGATGGTGCAGGAAGCACAGCGTCGGCTCTTCGGCCTCCAATAGCCCGCGCAAGAATGCGATCACGGCCGGCAGTTTCGCCAGCGCCGTGGCGCGACGCGTCTGGCGGATTGCCTCCGCCTCCATCCGGGCGCGGTCGAAGGGGTCGTTGATTTCCGCCGCGCGGCGCGCGAGCTCGGCGGCTTCCTTGACCATGTCGGCGAAAATGCCGGCGTCGCCTGCGATCGGCTCGATGACACGGCGCTTTGCCGGTAGCTCGAGCTGCACCTCATCCTTGCGCCGGCGCAGCATCAGGCGCCGGTCGCGGAGATACTCCCCGAGCACTGCGGGATCCTGCACAACCAGCTTGTTGCCGGCATAAGCGCACCAATCCCGCTCAAAGGCAGCGCGCGTGCCGAGACTGCCCCGGCAGAGCGTGTTCATGACGGTGTGCATTTCGGTGCCGTGGTTGTAGATCGGTGTTCCGGACAGCCCTGCGACGTTGTCAGCCGCCTTGGCCACGGCCGTGCACGCTTCATGCTTGCGGGTGTTCGGATGCCGCAGTTCCTGACATTCGTCGAAGATCACGGTCTTGACGCCGCGCTCGATCAGGAATTCCGACCACGCGTGCAGCACGAGATAGTGCACGATGTAGACGTCTGCCGCGGGCGTCGAGTTGAAGCACTTGGCGCCGTTGAGCGATTGCACCCGAAGGCCTTCCCCGAATTCGTCGCCGAACTCGCGCACCCGCATGAATTCGATGATCTTCTTTTCCCAATGCCGTTGGACGTGCGACTGCACGATGATCGCGGCGGGATAGGATGAAATCCGGTCAAGGAAGCCGAAGGCCTGTACCGTCTTGCCGAGCCCCATGTCATCGGCCAAAAGCCCCTTCCGGACCGCGCACAGGAAGGCAACACCCTCGGTCTGGAACGGCAGCAGCCGGCCGCGAAAATACTTGCCCGCCGCGGTGTCCGCCGGAACGGACGCCGCGATATGGCGCTCGGCCACCAGCTGCCGGTACATCCGGTCGAACATCGCTTGCGCGGCTTCGGTCATCTTGAGCGGGAAGCGATGCAGGAGCAGCAGCAGTTCGTCGAATGAGCCGAGCGTCGCCGGAAACGAGATGGAATTGACCTTGCCGTCAGTAGCGTTGGAATCCGCACCGAACAGTTTTTTGGCCATGATGATGGCGTGCGCGGAACCGGTGATCCTCCAGCGCGGCCAGGCTGGCGACTTCGGATCGTCCGGCTCGGAATAATCCAGCATCCCTACTGCGCCTTCCAGCGGCGGGCGCGTCAGGACGGTCGGCAGGGACACGGCTGCGCCATCGTCGCGCCACGCCAGATCGAGCGCGGCCTTGATCAGCGGCGAGTTCCAGAACTCCCCGTCATCGTCAGGCGCTTCTGTTGGCACGAGCGCGTTCACTTTTCGATTAACCCCATCTCCCGGCGCGCGCTTTGCTGGCCTTGCTCGAAGCTTTGCATCATGGCGCGAAGCATCAGCTCGCGGTCGTTCGAAAGTCCGGCATAGAGACCTATTGGTTCCTGTTTGTGAATCGCCTGCCCAGGGCAGAACTCCCCGTCCTTGCGGACTACCCATCGGCGCGCTGCCCAATACCGGTTGCGGTCGCGGTCGAAATGCGGTTCGAAATTCATCGCATGACGCCATGCCGTCGCCGACGAATTGAACACGAAGGCATGTTCAATATCGGTGGACCAAACCCCTTCCGTCACCTGGAACGGCACGGTCTTGGCGTCGTCATGGAATCGAAACGGGGAATCCACGATCTGGATCTGTCCCGTGAACACGCCGCGGTCTTTGAGGAAGACGTCACGCTCGACGATGATGTAGCCCGTGGCCATCACAGCATCCCCAGCGCCTGCATATACGTCTCCAGGATGGTTTCCTGCTCTTGCCGCTCATTGGCGTCCTGTTTGCGCAGGCGCACGATGGTACGCAGCGCCTTGACGTCGAAGCCATTGCCTTTCGCTTCGGCGTAGACGTCCTTGATGTCATCGGCGATGGTCTTTTTCTCTTCCTCCAATCGCTCGACGCGCTCGATGATGGATTTGAGTTGATCCTTGGCGAAGCGGGTTGCGGGCTGTTCGGCAGGCTTGCTGTCAATGCCGGTATTGCTGGCGTGCGGCTGCATTGAGCCTCTCCATAGGTTTTTCGAATTTTGGGGACGCAACAGGACGCAACGAACAGGAACTAGCGCGGCTCGAATTTCCAGCCTGCTTTCTGGATCGCTTGCACGATCAGCGTGACGACGCGATCTTCCGGGCCGTGAAGCCGCCCGGGCGTCCATCGCACTAGCGAGAGCGCAATCGCGATGGCTTCAGCAGGCTCAACCAGTGGACCAGCGGAGGGCTTGCGGGCATCAACGGCGGCTTGATCGATGGTGAGATGGGAACGCTGAAAATTGCCGAGCGGAGGTGCTTTAGCATCGGACATCACAACGGCTGCGTTGCTCTTTAAAACGTCCAATGCTGGCTGGAACCTCGGATCAGAGACTATTAGCTGACCTTCGTTGAAGGCGATCAGCAATTGCCCAAGATAGAGCACCGCGGCGTCTCGCGCAGTCTCAGGGTAGCTGAGCTTGACGATCGCTTCAGGCACCTGTCACCTCCACGGCCGCCGCGATCTGCGCAGCGACTACATCGCGCGGCACGTCGAACGGCATCTGCCGGCCGCGATAAGGGATAGGCTCCGGGAAACGCCAGTAGGAGCCGCGGCGCCAGCCGAAGCGGCCTTCCGAAAAATCCCCGCACTCCATGTCCTTAAGGTCGTCAATCGACAGCGGAAACTTGCTGTGCAGACGTTCCGTCGGAATCACGTCGACCAGGTCGACCATGCCGATGATCGCGCCGGTCGCCAGTTCTATGCCCCAATGGTTGCCGAACTCGCTTGAGCAGATGTCGTCAAGCTCGCTGTCCACGTCCTTTTCGATCCGCTTTGCGGCGTGGACCAACAGATGCCCGCGATGCCGCGTTGACCAATGCCGGGTTTCATGCCGCTTGTTCGGCGAAAGCCAGAGCGAGCCCCATGGTTGCCAGAGCGAGAGGGCTTTGAGGGTATCGGTCATGGCCGAAAACCGGGCTCAACGCGCAACGGCTTTCCATTGGCATCAAGCAGCGCATATGCCTGCACGAAACCATCGCTACTCGCGCGCGTCAGAAGTATCCGACCATCCTCATCTTGAACAAGATCAAGGCCGGCCTTGCGCGCGCTCGTTTTGATAGGCCAGAGCGCGCCTTTGGCGTTCCGTTGCTTGCGGACCTTCACCACGCGCGCGCCGGCGCGCCGCATAAACTGATTCAAGGTTCGCATGACTCAATCTCCATCATGTCCGTGGGGGGGGGTATTGACGGCATCGAATGTCGCCAGGTCGAACAGCTGCGGCGTTTCCATCTTCTCTTCTGCCATGCGGTTGTAGTGGATGCCGTCGAGAAAATAGGTCGCGGACAGTTCGATGTAGACGCCCCGCCGCCCCTTGAGCAATGAACGGTAGGACACGGTGCCGAGCCCGCCGAACGGATCAAGGATGAGGTCGCCCGGATTGGAGTATCGCTCGATCAGGCGATCCACGATGTCGAACTGAAGCGGACAGAGGTGCATCTCCGCGCCCTTGCGCTGCTGCAGCATGTTCAGCGTGCGCATCCGGTTGATGTCGGTCCACACGTCGGGATGGTGCGAGCCAGGCGCGATGGCCATGAAGGTAGCGGGTAGCGTGCCGGTCCGCTCCAGAGCTTCGCCGATTTTGACATGCGCTTCGTGGTTATAGATGCGCTGGGCACTGGTCTTGGAAAACAATTTGGCGAGGTCAGCGGAAGAGCATTGCGCGAACTCTTCGGGCCTGAGGTGCCGGTCGCCGCTCGATGGCCAAAAATCATGGGCGACGATCTGCCAACGTGCGCGGGATACGCCATCGTTCTCGCCATCCCATTTTTCCTTGGTGACTGGCACGTCGGCATAGCCGCGCGACCGGTCGCTCTGAGGCTTGCGCAGCAGCAGAATGTATTCCGGCATGCCGACACCCATTTTGGTGCCGTCCTTGCACATCTCGCTCCAGCCGAGCCGATAGGTCTGGTTGTTCTCTCGCACGACGTCGGTGACAACGGTGACCATGCCGCAGTAGTCAAACCCGTGGGCGCGGTAGTGCATGATCGCTTCGGCGTGGAAGGGCGAGACGGTCGGCACGCCGGCGCCGGTGACCGATCCGAACAGCACGCGGTCCTTGACGTGAATGCAGGCCAGCCGGCCGGGCTTCAGCATCCGGAGCAAATGGACCGTCAAGAAATCCATCTGACTCCAGAAGTGACCGGAATCGTCGCTGTGGCCGAAGTCTTCATAGCGCGCGGAATATTCGTATTGATTGCCGAAGGGGATTGACGTGATGATCTGATCGACGGAGTTGTCCGGCCAATCTCGGCATTCGGCGACCGCGTCGTTATTGATCGCGACGAAGTTCTTGCCCCTGATCTCAACCCGCTTGACGCCCAGTGTGCGCAACAGCGCATCGCGCATCGGTAGGGCGTTAAGGCCGTGCTTCAGGATGATGTCCGACATGCGGGCGCGCATCGCGGTATCCAGCGCCCACTTTTCCTCCAGCGCGGCGCGCCCGGCGCGCATGTCTTCGGAATAGATGATGTCGACCTCGACCGGGAACTGCTGCCCGAACCTTTGCAGGCGATAGATCGATTGAATGAAGTCGTTGAACTTGTAGCCGTCGCCGGGCATGCCGACGTAGATCGCCTTGTGGCAGTGATACTGGAAATTCGAGCCGGAGCCGGACAGAATCGGCTTGGTGCCGAAATACTTGATCCGGCCTTCCTCAAATTCGTGCAGGCGGATTTCCCGATCGTCGATATCCATGCTGCCGGTGATGGTGACGACCTCCGGCAGGGCCTGCTCGATCGCTTCGCGTTCCGCTTCCAGGTCATGCCAGATGATCCGATGCGGCTCTGGATCCTGCGCGATGATATCGACCATCTTGGCGATACGGGACGACAGGCTGTCGCGCCGCGACTTCGCAGCATCCTGCAGGCTGTTGGCGACGTTGCGGAACATGACGCCCTGTCCGTCGCGCTCCGGTACGGCCTTGGAGTGGTCCGAGGGCACCTCGTGCCAGGTGAGTTTCAGCGGCGGCAGTTCGTAACCTTCGTCGGAATAGCCGAGCTCGGATGGGCGCTGCAGGAACGCCGCCCACGAGTGCACCCACATCCAGAATTCTTCTTCCTTGTGCGGGTAGAGCGTGAGGTCGCCGGCCTTTTCCGAATTGCGCTGGAACCAGCGCGTCAATGCAAGCCCGGTATCCATCACGCCAAGGAAGCCGCCATAATGGATCAGTTCCTTGTAGCGGTTCGGCGAAGGCGTTGCGGTCGCGACCAGCTTGAACTCGACCTTGAGAAACAGGGGCAAGAATTCCTGAAAGGTCTTTGAGCCATAGCTGCGCAGCACGCTCGCTTCATCGAGACTGCAGGCCGCGAACAGGTTCGGATCGAGCTTGCCCTCGCGGATGGATTCATAGTTCGTCAGGAAGTGGACAACGCCTTCCGCGCTCAGCGCGGAAAACTCCGCGTTGGTCCGGATGAAGCGCACGTCCATGCCGAGCTGCAGAGATTCCTTGATGAAGCCGTGGCGCACGCCCAGGGGAACGACGTTCAGCGTCGCGCCGCCGACGTTCTTGTGCAGCTGCCTGCACCATTCCAGCTGCATCGCGGTCTTGTGCAGGCCGAAATTGGCGAAGATCGCAGCGCATCCGAGCCGAAGGGCCCAGAGCGTCAGGTCCTTGCAGTGCGGCTTCAGCCAGGGATGCAGCCCGTCGCGCGCGACTTCGATCCCCCGCAATGGTGCCGTGACGATCTTGTCCTTGAGGAAGGCGTCATAGGATGGCCATTCGATGGAGAGGTCGTCGTCATCGGAAAGGATAGTCTCGGTATTACCGATTTTATCCGGTGCGCACGCTTCGCACCTCACATCGGCAACGGAGCCTGCGCCAATTGGCGCAGCCTGTTGCAGCAGCAACGCGTTGCCGGCTTCCGTCAGAGATAACCGCTTAGTAGTCGCATGCACCAAGTCTTTGCGCGCAAGATCGAGCAGGACCGGCCCTTCGACCTGTTCGCCGGCTGCAATTGCGCGCAGCGCTGAAATGGTTGAGCCCGCGCCTTCGGGGGGCGCGTCAGGCGCGGGCTCTCTCTCGCGCAGATGATGGGGCGAAGCGCCATCTGCGGGATACGGCGCAGAAGTTAGCCCTCCGGCGCCGGGTTGGATTGGATTGCCTCTGCCGTCGACCCTCTCCGGCAGATGGTCGAACTTCTGCCAGTGCGCCTCGATCGCGGCGTCCATGCGCTCGAATCCGGCGCTGCCATAAGGATACGAGAAACTATCGCCGCAGCTGCAGGTGCCGAGCGTGACCATCTTCTTGTTGATGACCGGATTGGTCATGGAGAACGTGTGGCCGGCCGGATAGACCTTGCGCGCGCGATGCGCGGCGACCAGTTCGGCGACGATGGGATCACTGATCGGCTGATCAATATTAGCTAATACATCGGAGGGAACAGAGGCTTGCTCGGCCGGCTGCAACAGCGACTTTGCCCAACGGATCACCTGGCCGCCAAAGTCTGCGGTCCAATGCGTGCCGTCACCCTCTCCGTTGCCCATGTAGCGCTGGGCGCGGATAACCATCTCATCGGATGCATCGGTCAAGGCGTCTTCGCGGGAAACGAAGAACACGGGGATAGCGACCCGGAAGCCAGGCGGGTGTGCCATCCACTTGCCGTTTTCCAGTTCCAGCACGCCGATCTTGATCGAAGGCTGCCGGTCGCGATCGAAATAGAACATCTCGCCCTGGTCGTCGCGGAAGGTTAAGCCTTGAGGTCCAAGCGGAGGCTCGCCGGCGGCGTTGCGGAGGACCGGGGTTGCGGGTGTGGTACGGGCGGGAGCGTTCATGGCGCGCTCCGTGGCAACGGCCTGCCGACGCGCAGCATAATCAGATCAGCTAGATCGCTGAGGTATCCGTCGCCGTATTCAGCACGCCCATAGTCCGCCGCAACGCCAATGACGACGCCAACAGCGCCGTCGATTGCCATTCCTTTTGCGAGCGCGTCGTGGATGGCATCCGATACTGCATTCGCAAGATCAGCGGGAAGCTGTCCGGTCACTGTGACGACTTCGGATTTGTGCGTCATGACATCGGCCCCGTCGCAAGCGAAACCGACCGCACGCCGTCACCCTGCCCCGCGCGTTGATCCAGCGCGCTACGGCCCGGCAGCGGATCGCCGAAGAACTCCGCCGTGATGCTGCGATGCTGCGGGGAGGTGTCGCGGATTTGCTTGGCGAGCTCGGTTGCGCTTTGACGTATGATGCGCTGGTGCGGGGCCTTGGGCACAGCGCCTGCGGCTGTTCGTTTCAGAAGATTGTATTGCACCTTGCACGCGCGATCGGTGCGCTTGATGCGTGCGCCTATGTCGCCCCAGGGCTCGCCCTTGTCGCCGGCCTCGATCAGGGCCCCGTTTTCATCGTCACTCCAGCGCTCGCCCTTCCGGTTGCCCCGCGCTTCGGAACGCAGCCTGCCGTAACGCTTCACGACGGCGCCTTCGCTCAGGCCTAGCGCATCGGCGATCTGGCGGTTGGTTTTCCCCGCTTCCTTCATAACGAGCAGCGTGGCGTCGTCTTCGGGGTGCCTGTTCATGCAAACCTCCGACGCAACGCCTTGATGCAGACCGAAACCTTGTCGAAGATCGTCAAGCAGATCATGCCGACGATCGAAAAGATGAGGACTCCACAGAAGGTGACGGCGAACAGGACGGCCAAAGCAACGAGGACGATTGTCATTCCGCCGCCTCCATGAACTGAGGCGCGGGCTCTACATCGCGCGGGGCGTAGTTTGCTTTGACCAGCGCAGCCGCCATCGGCGGGCAGACGCTGTTGCCGCATTTGGAGACCTGTTCGGTCTTGGAGATCGGCGTGCCGTCCGGCTTGCGATCGATGATGTAGCTGTCGGGGAAGCCTTGAGCGCGGAACAGTTCGCGCGGCGTAAGCATGCGCATGCCGATGTCGACAATGATGCAAATGATGCCGTCGATATTGACGGTAACGAATTCGCGGTCATCCCAGAGGCCATGAGCGCGGAGAAGATCAGCAACCAGGCGCGCGCGCGGTGCGTATTCAGGAAGGAAAGGCGGGATTTCCAGCTGCGCTGTGCCAAGGCCGAAGCGGCCCTTGGACGTTACAGTGTGCAGCGGCTCATCGAGACGGGGATCCTGATCGGCCCCGTAGTATTTCTGCAGGAAGGCGGCGGATAGTTGCGACTTGTTACCGCCTCCACCATTAGCCGGCATGACCGTCGGTGCAGGCTCTTCGACGCTTGAACCGACCGCAGTCCCGAACTGCCTTACCAGATTGACTGCGGCGACGCCCTGATGCGATCCGGATTGCAGGATGGTGCTTACCGGCTCGTCTACGGGACGGCCCGCGTTGCCCTCGCCAGTGCGGCCGTCGATATTGTTCTGCGCAAGAAACGCCGCCACCAAAGCATGATGGCCGCCGGTCGTGATGGTCTTTACCGGCTCATCGGCGCCGTAGTGCGGCTTGTCGCCGAAGTTGTTTTTGACCAGGGACGCGGCGACCACGCCCAGAGGTGCCGCGCCGCCCGCGCGCTTGATAAACGAATTCGCCGTGACCGTCGGCGCAGGTTCGTCCATTCCGCTGCCTATGCTGTTTGCGCGGAATTTCGTTAGGTGAACCGCGGCGACCTGGTTCTGATCCTTTGGCGATGCGGTAACGGTATGGAGCGGACCGTCGACCGAACGCACGCTACCGCCCTGCTGCGCGGCGCTAATGAACGGCGTCACGACGACACTGTCTGCCTTGGCAGTCAGCGTCTGCACAGGTTCGCTGACGCTGCGCGGTTCGGTTTGCCCCATCCGGCCGCCGACGCCAGTCACGAACGGTGTCACAAGCGCCTTCTCGCCGCGATGCGCGCCGGTAACCGTGGCCATCGGATCGTCGATTGATTCCGCGCGGTCGCCGCCATGATGCGTCAGGTTGACGATGAACGGCTTTTGCCGCATCGACCACATAGCGCCGGACTCCCTTGGCCAGCCGTGCCATCGTTGCCTTTTGCAACGGCCGCACGGCCCGCAGTCCGTACTTTTCCTTGATCTGTTTGGCCGTGTCGAAAATCGACGGACACGGCAGCGACCAGTCGATGATTTCCGCGGCGACACGCGCGGGCTTCACGTCAGGAACAAGGGCCGAGCCTAACTTTTCTACGTCTGCCCTGCCATCGCGATAAGCCTTCACCCGTTTGTGCGTCGGCACCGGCCATACAATCGGTTCGCCGTCACAACGCGCGATAAGGAACAACCGCTTGCGCAGTGTCGGCGCGCCGTAGTCGCAGGCACGCAGCTCGCGCCACTCGACGACGTAGCCGAGCCGTTCCAGTTCGGAAAGCCAGCGCTTGAAGGTGAGGCCCTTCTGCAGCGGGCACGGCTTGTTGTCGGCGCCGAGCGGTCCCCAGGTCGCGAACTCTTCGACGTTTTCGAGGATGATGACGCGTGGGGCAACGACGTTGGCCCAATGCACGACAACCCATGCCAGCCCGCGTATTTTCTTCTCTACCGGCTTGCCACCCTTCGCTTTTGAAAAGTGCTTGCAGTCCGGGGAAAACCAGGCGAGCCCGACCGGGCGGCCGGCCGTCACTTCAACAGGGTCGACTTCCCAGACATCGGATACTAGATGCGTGGTTGCGGGATGATTGACCTCGTGCATCGCAAGCGCGGTCGCGTCATGGTTGATCGCGATGTCCGGCGAGCGGCCGAGCGCCATCTCGATGCCGGTTGAGGCACCGCCGCCGCCCGCGAAGCTGTCGACGATCAATTCGATCATGCGCGTCCGCCCTTCTGCGGGTAGACGGACGGCACCGCTGCTGATACGTCTGCTACGCCCTTCAAATCGTTGCGCCAGGAAATAGGCAGTCTTGCTGAGTTGAGTTTCGACATACGGGAACATCTGTTCGAGCGTTGCGTCGGCTGGCCGCGTGCTGGCGATGAAGTCGCAGATCATGTTCGCGCACACCGCGGCGAGCGCGTCGGAGATCAGCTCGTTGTCGGTATTGCGGTTGGTTTCGACGGCCAACTGCCGCGTAAACGCATGCTGCACGGCCGTGCCCATCCGCGCTTGCGCGCCGTCGCTGTCGTTTTGCAGGGCGATCTCGGCTGTCGCTGCTTTTGCGCGCGCGATCATCGCCTCAATCTCTGCCATGTCGACGTGAACCGGCTTCGTCATCGCGCGAACTCCACATCTTCCCGCGCAGGCTTGACGCCATGGCTTCGCGCTACCGCTTCATTGACGTAGTTGCCGGGGGTGATCTCCACCATCAGCGTTGCGCCGCGCCAGTAGGACTGGCCGGGTTTGAAGCCTTTGGCCCGGGCTTGTTCGATCTGCTTGTGCTGGTCGTCGGCGTTCATCGCGCACTCGCTGGTTTGCGCTTGCGGGCACGGTCGAATTTTTCGCCCTCTGCGATGATGAGAGCGGCGGCGCGCACAAGATCACGCCTGAAACCGGCCGGTTTCCACCATTCCCACGCCCAAGGCCAACGGGCTGGAATGTCGCTTGCCGATCGTCCCGGCAGACCGGCGCGGTCAGCGTAGCATCCGCCGGCAATGGCGAGTTCGCCGACCGGGTGTTGATCGTCATGCTCGATTGACCAACCTTCCGCCTCGATCTGCCGGAAGCGTTCGGCGATCACAGCCTGCGCAAATGCAGACATTGGCCGGCGGATATGCAGCGCCTCGAATACACGCCGCAGCACGAACTGCCGCAACAGCGACACGACCGTCATGATCGCGGCAAAGGCCACGTTCATCTCGATCGGGATGTTGACGCCGAGCAGGACGGGCAGCACCAACCACTGCACGAATAGCGAGAGGAAGAAGCCGGCCAAGGTTGACAGCGTGGTTTCGAGTGCGGACATCCAACGGGATTGTTTCATGCCGCCGCTCCCTCGCGCTTGACCGATCCGATCTCGACGCTCTTGCCGGTCGGTGTCAGGTCTTTTTCGCGGACCAAATACTGTTCCAAGTCGAGTTCATTGAGCAGGAGGTAGGTAACGACGACGCCAGGGATTGCGCCGAGAACGGCCGCCTCGTGCGGTAAGCCTTCAAGGCGCTTGCAGCGACGTACCAGCACCACTTCACCGCGCTGAAACAGCGCGTCGGGGCATGGCGGGGCTTCGCCGCGGGAGACGGCTTCGATCTGGAGCTCAAGTGTTCGCGATAGGTTCATTCTGCGGCCTCCGCAGTTTCGATCCCGCGCTTCGCGACCGGCCGCTGCGTAAACCGCTTCGCATCATCCGGGCGCGTCAAGGCCTCGCGGCAACCAGGCGGTATCCAGAACGGCGCGCGCGGCGCTTCGCCCTTGATCCAGACCAGCCAGATGTAGGCCGTGGCAGTGCCGCCCTCAGGATCCCATCGGCCCTTGCAGAGATTGACGCGCTCGGCGAAGAACGCGATCAGCGTCGGTGGATTGTCCCGGAAGATGCGCTCATAGCGGCCGATGGTTTCCAGCCATTGCAGGCGGACGAACATCGCAACGCCGACGCGCGCGCGCTGCAGGGCCTGCAGTACGAAGGCTTCGCTCTTGTCGCCGAACGGCGGGTTGGTGACGATAAAGTCCCGATCGGTATGAGCGCTGGCCTCAAGGCCGTTGGTGAAATCAAGCACGGCATCGCCATAGCGGTAATCGAAAACGTCGGTTGCCAGAACGTCGCTGCTATATTCGCGCAGCACTTCGGCCATGTGGCCTTCGCCGCACGCCGGCTCCCACGCCGAGTGCTCGGCAAAAAGCATCGGGGCCGGCAGGAGCCCAAGTTCCGGATTATCCAGCACCCGCTCGATCAGCGCCCGCGTTGCCCATGGCGGCGTCGGGAAGAAATCGAGACTGTCGTCCGGCTCTTGCCGCGACGACATGATGGCGCGGTTGCCGTTCGGCAGCGCCTTTTCCAGCGCGGCCGGCTGTTCGGCTTGCGGCAGGCGCGCGATCTTTTCGGCTACCGAGACCGCGATCTTGTCTGTCTCGACCGCTTGCTGAAGTTCGGCCGTACCCTTTTCCTGTACGGTCGTCGCGCGCTGCACACTGCGCCGGCCGACATTCATCAGGTCAGCCGCTTCTGTCTGCGATACGATCGCTGCCGTGCCTTCGCAGGCCGGCGGCGCGATATCGATAAAACCCATCGAGCCTGCGCCAATTGGCGCAGGCTGCGAATGCTGGTTGTCACCCAACCGCATCGTCGAAAGCTTTGCCGCGACCATTGCGCGCTGGCTTTCCGTCAGATGCCGGCGCTTCAGGTTCTTCGAGATTACCCAGCTCAGAGCCTCGCGCTCGGAGCCCTCGAAAATCTCCGTGCGCACGCCAAGGTTCTTCCGCCCGCATGCCGTGTAGCGGTTGCGGCCATCCAGCACCATGCCGCGATGCAGCTTGACGGTTTCCACCTGGCCATTGGCGCGGATGTCTTCCGCCAGATCGTCGAGTTCTGAATCCGACAGCATCGGAAACAGGTTCGCCAGCGGATGGAATTTCAAGGGCGCGTGGCCAGGCGGGAGGAACGTCATGACCTATCGCCCCGCTTGTGGACCACGGGCGCCCGCAGATATCCCACGACGGCTATGCCCATAAGCAGCGCCAGCATCACGGCGATTGCGATCAACGGCGTGCGCAGATCGCCGAACAGGTCGATTCCGTCGAGGTCGATTGCGAGTGGCAGATCGGATGAGGATGCGCGTTGCATCACAGCGCCCTCGCGTTGCGAAGGTTGGCCTCGATGCGCTCAGGTGAAGGAGATGAACCGGACGAGGCGCGTGAGGGCCTATGACAAGGCGAACGCTCCCCGCCCGGTTCTGCCGCCGGGGGGCGCGTCGGATTGGTGTTGTGGTCGTGATCGCTCGACATCATGCAGCCTCGCGTTCAAGACGTGATGCGCCGGCCAAGATGGCGTTGATAAGATGCCAGCCGCTCGCAGATGGGCGATAGAACGCGCTTCGCACACTGCCTTCATCGGGAACAATTTGGCACCACATCTGAATCAGGCCGCGCCGCCACAGCGGCGTCATCGCTTCGCGCTGATCGCGGGTCAGCGTGACCTGTCCGCCATTGGCGCAGCAAATCGCGAGGTGCTTTAACGTCGCGATTTGCCGATTGGAGAGGCGCTGTTGCGTCACAGGCACTCCCCGATGATTTCACGCTTCAGCGCGCCGACCTTGTCGTCATCGTCGGACTGAACTTCGCCGTGCAGTGCGACGATCCACCAACGCTCGCCTTTCCATTTCGGAGGGATGAACGTGGCGTGCAGCGCCTGGCGTGAGCAGATCCGCAGAGGGCCCGCGATTTCCTCGATGATCCCCGGCGCGACCGGCGGGTTCGTACCGCCATTGCATGCGCGGCCATTCTTGTCAGATCGCCAAAACGCGATAGTGGCGCCACTTTCTTCAAGCTCGCGAAGGCGAGATTGCAAAGTGTCTGGCCATTTCCGGGCGAAGCCCGGGATGGTGGCCAGCCAATATTGCTTGGAGCCGTAGCCGTAGCCGTAGCCGGAGCCGTAGCCGTAGCCGGCGCCGTAGCCGGCGCCGTAGCCGGAGCCGTAGCCGGAGCCGTAGCCGTAGCCGTAGCCGTAGCCGGCGCCGTAGCCGGCGCCGTAGCCGGAGCCGTAGCCGGAGCCGTAGCCGTAGCCGGCGCCGTAGCCGGCGCCGTAGCCGGAGCCGTAGCCGGAGCCGTAGCCGGAGCCGTAGCCGGCGCCGTAGCCGGAGCCGTAGCCGGCGCCGTAGCCGGAGCCGTAGCCGGCGCCGTAGCCGGCGCCGTAGCCGGAGCCGTAGCCGGAGCCTTTAAGAAATGAGTGCGGGACTTCGCCCCGCACAAGTTTTGCTTCGCTTACTTCCATGGCGCAGCCTCCCAGGCTGCAGCGGCTGCCGGGGTGCAGAGCGTGACGGAGGTAATGTCACGCAGTTGCATGTCGGCCGCCGGGCCAACACGGGCACCTTTGACCGGTCCCATGTTTGCGAGGCCTACAAAACCCTTGTTTTCAGTGGGCCAAGAAAGGCAGTTGCGCGCCGAGCGCAGATCGATGAACTCGCCGCTGATATCGGTGGCGTATCCGAAAAACACGCCGCGATGTGACGTCGTCACCATCACAGCTCGCTCTTCCTGCTGCTTTGGGACCGGTTCGGGTGGTTAGCCATTACTCTTCTCCTGCCCCTGAAAATCGCCGAGGCGCACGATCACCGAAATTCGAGACAAAACCGCTCACGTCCGGAAATGACCGGACGCGCGCGAAGGCTTAAAAACGCAAGGGGAAGCAACTGGAACGCCGGGGAACTCGAAACCTTAACGAGGCGACTGGACCTCGCGTAATCTTGTGGCGCTGCGCGCCGGGACATGGCGGGGCTGCAGAAGGGCGACCGCGACCAGGAGCGCGGCCGCAAGGCCGAGCAGCACGGGCGAGATGCCTACCAGGAGATCGAGCAGCCTCATGCCACGCTCACCTTTCGGAAACTGGCCATCGCCTTTTCGACGGCCGCGCTAATGATGACTTCGTCCCGGGCCTCGACCGCAGCGACCAAGGCGTCGCCGCCGATCTCGTGTAAGGTGGCCTTGCGGGCCTGATCCCATTTCTCGGCTTCATGACCGATTTGATCGTTGTGATCGGCCATCAGGCATTCGATATCCTTGATGTCCTGATCGGTCAGAACGTGACCAGCGGCGAGGCCATAGAGCCGCTCGCTTTCGCCGGCGTCGCCGTGCGCATCCACGCCTGACAGGCCATCATGGGCGCGGACGATTGCGATCAGCGCCTTGGCCTCCGCATAGCGGTCCAACTCATCCGGCGGGTCGCCCTCGAACTTGTTGGCGACCATTGCCTTCGCGCGATCGACGCGGAACTGCGACATGCGGTCAGTCAAGCGAACGGCCAGTGGCCCATGCATCGCGACTGCCTGGGCGCGGGAAAGCTCGCTCATGCCGCCCTCCGATCAGCCGATGATCTCGGCATAGACAGCAAGGGCTGCACGGGCGTTCGGCTTGCGTTTGCCTTCGATGAGCAGGTTGGCGTGGCGTTCGCTGCACTTGCCTCCCTGCCGCTTGACGCGTTCGGAAAGCCACTGCGCCGGCTTGATGCCACCAGCAAGAACGATGACGCACCGGCCGAAGCGAGAATTAGGGAACAGTTGTTCCTTAATAGCTTTTGACCGGCGGCGCCGCCGCGCGCTTGATTCTCCCATGACGCGCCCCCTACACAAACAACCCTACGTCGCGAAGGACAGTTGCAGGCCTCACTTGCACATATTGACGCGCGAGTTAGCCCCAATTCGCAGGTATAACTTGCTTTTTTGTTCCATCGCGGAACGCAAAATAAATGTGTCACATTCCGAACATACGTGGTTAGATCGTCCTTCAAGGGTTTTTGAAGGGCCTGGGAATGGGAATGGTAGTTCGCTTCCCGCAGCGTCATGCGCGGGCCTCTTCGGCTTCGGCTGGCTCTGGCCGCGAGACATCGACCGGCCAATCTGCGCCACTAGGCCAATTGGTCGAGAACCAGACGAAGGCACGTTCCAGACGCTTGACGTTGATATCCGCTCCGCCTTCCAGCGCGGTAAGTTTCTTCCCGTCATTCAAGGCACGCGAGCTAACCGTAGTGAGGGGCACACCCTCAAGTTCGGCATATCGCCGCGCGACCGTCAGTAGAGAATCAATTCCAGACATGCATGGAATATCGGTAAGCCTACCGGTCTTGTCAACGGTAAACGTGCCGAATGCACAGCTTGGCCGTCCCTGCCATCCTACCGGCATGGACCTGAAGCTGCTTTTGACCAATATTGACCGGCACATCCGCGTTCAAAAGACGACGGATAACGCCATTTCCAAGAAGGCCGGGCGGGTCGATGCCATCCGGAACCTGCGCCGGTACGCGGCCGGAGACATCAAAGGCACATGGACACTGGACGTACTTGATGACGTCGCCAAAGCGCTCGGAACGTCATCATGGGAACTGCTCCGTCCGCCCGGTGCCGTCCCGGAAGACGGAAGCTTCCGGGACTACATTGACGCTGTAGTTGACGAAAAGCTCGCTCAGGCGTCCTTACCGCGGAAGAAAATAAAACATCGGTAAGCTTACCGATTTTCCTTGACCGGTAAGATTACCGGTTTTAGATTGTTTCCCGTGAAACAAGAATCACGGGAACGGTCCAGTGGCCAGCACACGATCAATCCAGCGGGCATTCCTTGGCGAGATCGGCGAAGGCCGCGCGTGCGCCAGATGTCTTGAAGATGCTGGTGCGGCTCACCCCTTGAGCATTTTCGATCCGGACCGCCGCTTCCCGGCCCTCCTGCATCGCCTTCACCGTCGATTTGTCAGTAACGACCTGAATCACGCGGTTGTCGATCGCAACGCCAGCCGTTTCCAAAACGGGCTCCAGGTCGACGCGGAACTTCAACTTGAATGCCTCTCCGGTCTGCAACGGCTTCTGGTCGGGACCGGCCTCGATCATCGCAATCGTCAGCTTTTTTTGAATGCAGCGGACCGCCAGCGCAATGCCTTGGTCGAAAGCCACGGCGACAAAACTTCCGCCGTCTCCGAAACGGTCCCGCTTCGCGGAAACCATCCATCTGCCGATCATCCGGTCCTCATAGTCGGTCGGCCCCGGCGCGGCTTCCGCTCGCGCGGGTTGCTGCTGCGGTGCCGCGGGCTTGATAGCGGTTTCAGTGCGCGGGGTTTCGAGTGGTGCAGGCGGAGGCTTAGGCGCGGCCACGGGCGCGGGCTGGGTCGGCTTCGGCTGCGCTTGCTGGCGCAGCTTGCGATTGCGGCTGGCGGTGTCGGCATCGAGCACCTGACAATCCGTCATCATCGCGGGAAATTTGCCCGTCGCGCGGATTTCCCGGCCCTGCGGGCACTCATCCTCTCCGATGCGATAGCCGCGTCGGGGATCCTGCGCCAAAGCGTTTGTTGCGGCGCACAGCAGGCCCGCCGCGATGACAAGTCGTTTCATCTAGCCCTCCCCCCGCCTTAGCTTGGTCGCATCCTGCCACTGGCACAACCTTAATTCCAGCGTCCACCCACGAAACAACCTCACGGGAATCAGTTCAATGGCCCTCCGGGACGCCGTAACCGACAAGATGGTGAAGGCCGGGCGCGCCGCGTCGCATAAGCACGGCGCCAGTGCCATGCGAGAGATTTACACGGCGATGATGCTGGCGGCGCCCGGCCCGCGCCCGGGGCATGAAGCGCGCCTAGTCTACGAGACTTGCTGGCATGCCCCGGGCTACCGGGATATGCGCATCATCACGCGCGATCCGAGAACCGGAAACACCTACGAGCTCGACCTGAGACCGGCCGACGTCCAGCGCGTCATCTACGATTGCGCCGACGCCGCCAAACAAATCAACAACCATCCTCCGCTCGACTGGGATCAGTATCGCACGACCATCCATTGGCCGAGCGTCGTCACGTGGATGGCCGGGCCTCCGGCCGCAAAGGATTCAACCGAAACAGTAACCGGAGTTAGTTGCAATGCGTAAGCTCTCGGAAATCACCACCTCCATCCTGCCGCCGGCGCCTGCAGGGCGCAGCTATCCCCGCCGACCGGTGAAGGCCTTCTACGCAGGCATTACCTGCCTGGCGCTGGTCAATCATCAGGAGAGCGCAAGCAAAAAGGCCCTGTACGTCTCCGACGACGGCGATGTCTTGAACGCGGTCTGGGTGCCCAAGGCCTTGCTCGGGCTGGATAAGAAAGACCGGGGCAGGTTTCTGGTCGCGACCGTATCGAAGGCCTTCGCGGACCGGAAGCAACTCGACTTCGGACGCTTCAAGGCCGAGTGGGCAGAGCGGCTTTTGCCCGATGAACGCGCGCAATTCGACGACGCCCAGCAAGTCGCAAAACTCTCACGGCAACGGTTTCGCGGCGATGCCACGTCGCGGCTGTCGCATTTCGGAAGGAACGAATTCGCATGAGCGAAGAATTCGACGGCGCCCGCGAGCCGATGCGCGCGCTGCGCGATCTGATCAACGCCTGCGAAGGCATCTTCGGCGACGACAACGGCGAACAGGCCATCCTCTCACGCGCACAGGCGGGCTTTGACAGCCTTCGCAAGCTGTTCGGCGATACCCGGCTGGCCGAAGATACAGCCCACGGGCCGATGATTGAGCCGACGGCAACCGTCCTTTTCATACCCGGCACCATCGATCTAGCAGAGCTCCAGCGAATAAAAGTAACTTTCAAAGCCACCCTTCAACGTTTGCAGGTTGGCTGACATGGGCTTCCATCGCATCCCGCAACCTGCAGCCCTCGATCGCGCCAGCCTCACGGCCGTGGTCGCCAACCTCCTGGCCGAAGAGGTTGCGTTTCTCACCCACACGGCGGACCCGTTCCTAATCGACCACGACTGCCTTAACCCGGCTGGCCATGATCCCATCGCAACCTGCAGGGACATCGTCTGTTGCCATTGCGCGAAGGTGTTCTTGAAATGAGCCGCGCCCCTCACCTTTGGCTGATCGATAGCCCGCTATTCGATAATCAATCGCCACGCCTCGCAATGGTCGAGCAGATGGCCAACGCGCTGGTGCGCGAGCAGGCCATGGACATCGAGAGCGATGCGATCCGCAGCCTGCACGGGGCCGGTTTTCAGATGGCCGATATCGTCATGTGCATCGACGACGCCCGCCAGGCGGCGATGCAGCACATCGTGGCGAGGGAGATGGCAAAGCTGTGAGAGATCGCAAGGGCGATAAGTCCAAACAGCCGCCAGAATGCAATATCGAACTCGAAAACCATTGCCCTCACATCAAGGAAACGGGAGGCGGGATGCGAGGCGAACAATACGAGTGTGACGTTTGCGGCGAGCGGTTTTTCCTCGCTTACGAGGAAATGCGATGATCCTGCCCCGCCCGCAACGCCTCTCCCATCACGCGCCGCCCGGCTCGCTGCTGAAGCGCTTCGACGCGCCGACGCCACGGATAGATGCCCGGGTTAAAACCGGGCATGCGGAGCGTGATCCTGACTACCTCAGCATGGTCCGCCAGTGCCCCTGCCTCAAATGCGGCATGGAGCCTTCAGAAGCCGCCCACGTCAGGTACGCCTGCGCCTCGTTCGGCAAGGCCTCAGGGTTGGCCAAGAAACCCGACGACCGCTTCGCGCTTCCCTTGTGCTCGGGCTGTCACCGCCTCGATCGCGACGCGCAGCATAACCGCGGCGAGAAGCTGTTCTGGATTCAGCTTGGCATCAACCCGCTGATCACTTGCGGAAAGCTGTACGCGCAGCGCGGCGACATGGTCGCGATGCGGGCTGTGATTTTTTCGGCGATTGCAGAGAGAGGACACCCGTCATGACCACAGCACAGCGCCGCTGGTTGCGGAAAGCCGCGGACTTGAAACCGGGCGAGTATCTGACGTGGGGCACCAGGTCGAACGCCGGCGGCGCGATCCACCGAATGTTGGACGAGATGAAGGCCCAGGGTTGGCTGAAAGGCCCGCCTTGGCGGATCGCAGCCGGTGGCCGCAAAGCGCTGAAATGAGCCTGCGCCAATTGGCGCAGGCTGGCGGGGATCAGGGAAATGACCGAGCAGATGACGGACGAACAGAAAAAATTCTGCAACCAGGTCGCGCAGTGGATGGAACGCATCCGCGAGTTTCCCGGCGGCACAACCTTTTTGGTAGACCTGTTCGTTTCGATCTGTGCGACGCAAAGCCTAGATATCGTCGACCGGTCGGACCCTTCGATCTCGTTACGCCGCGAGATAACGCAGGAACTCTATGACGCCCTGTGGACCTCACGCGAACTCCGCAAGAGCGGCTACACGATGCAGACCGCCGGTAAGATCGGCTTGGCCGATCTTTACGCAGCGCACGGAGTGCCGGGACTGCAGCGATTTCTAGAGGTCGCGACGAACAACGCGCTTCACAATGCCGGGCTTTCCGGCATTTCGCTTTCGCCAGTTCACAACGCGGTCAATTAAGAAAATGACCCGCCCCGCCACCATCCCGCCCGGCCTGTGGCCGCCCCGAATGCCTGTGGAAATGGCAGCGGGCTATTGCGGCGAGCGCTCGGCTGAAACATTCTTGCGCGGGGTGCGGGCCGGAACCTATCCGGAGCCGCGGATCAAGTGCGGGCGGCGTCAGATATGGTGGAAAGCAGACCTGGACCAGTCGGGTATTGCCGCAAGCGAAACCGCGGCGGACGTCGCGGCGGATTTGTGACCATGGAACGGCCGCTTCCGCGTTTCGTGACCTCAAAGGACGTCGCCGGCCGGACGCGCTACTACTGGACGCTCCCGACCTATTACCGCGAGCTCGGCTGCACGCTGCACAAGGAACACGAAACTGCGCTTGGCGCGGACTACGCGACCGCCTGCGGCGAAGATGGCAACGGCGGCCGGGCCGCGACCTTGAACGGACTGTTCGATGACTGGGACCGCGCGCGCCTGGGCGAGCCGCCACTGCGGAAGATCGAGGTCAAGGTTGGCAGCGTCGACTGGCTATTCCAAACGTATCGCCGATCGAACGACTGGACCGAACGTGTGTCGGCGCGCACGGCGCCGGACCACGAGGTCACCATGAACCTGGTCCGCGACATCAGGCGCAAATCAGGAATTCGCATCGGCGACACCATGATCCCTCACATCACGCCGGAAGTCGCCGACTTGCTCTACGCCAAGGTGCGGGACACCCCTGTCCGCAAGGGCAAGACCGAGCGGCCGCGCACGGCGGAGAAGGTCGTCGCGGTCTGCCGCCATGCGTGGAAAGTGGTGCACCGGCTGCACCCGGGCCTGTTCATCCAGGGATCCTCCGCAGGAGACGAGCTGGTCTGGAATCCATGGGAAGGCATCGCAATGCGAAGGCGCCGCAAGGCGACCAAGCCGGCCGCGACGCGTGACCAAGTCTACGCCTTCGCCTGGGGCGCGATAGAGGCCGGTTTTCCGGAGCCGGCCGCAGCTGCGGTTATCTGTTTTGAATGGCTGCAGCGCCCGGAGAACGTGCTGGCGGGGTACGTGACGTGGAACGGATACCGCGGCAAGGAACACCCGACGCAAATCCGGATCGAGCACCAAAAAACCGGCGAGATGGTCATGCACCCGCTGGAGGGAACGGTCAACGGCGACACCACGCTGTTTTACGAAGAGGCCGAAGAAGTGCTCTCGCATCTGCAGAAGATCGGCGTCGGCCTGGTCATGCGGCCGGGCGTCAAGGGCGCGCGGCAATGGGACAAGCACACCATGGCGCGCCACGTCCGGCACCTGCGCGACCGCGCCGGCCTGCCCGCCACCTTCACGCTCGACGCCTGCCGGCACGGCGGCATGACCGAGCTCGAGGAAGCGGAACTGACCGACGGCCAGGGCCGCGCGCTATCGGCGCACCGCTCAAAGGCGTATGATGGCTATGCGAAGCGGACCGAAAAGCGGGCGCTGGCGGCGACGCGGAAGCGGTACGCGCACAAGGTGGCGATGACCGGATCGGATTTGAGAGGGAAAGAAAGCAATGAAGAGATTGTCGCCGGAGGAAGCCCACGCCATCAATCGTCTGATGGACCCGCCGCCTGA